CTACCAAGAAGGAATTTTCTTCGGCTTACTTTGCCGGTGTGTACGCCTATGGCGCTACGAACTGCGCCAGCGCTTCGAGCTCTTATGGAGTTCGTCCGGAATTCTGGTTGGTTAGATAAATCGCGGGGCCTTGTGCCCCGTTTATATTTTATGGAGGATAGACTGAAATGCAGAAACCTAATTTGACTAAGATCTGTAGAAATGTAAAAACAGCTACAGTAAAGCATAGTCCCGAAATCCTCACCGGAATTGGAATTGCAGGAATGGTGACAACTACTGTGATGGCAGTACGAACTACTCCTAAAGCAATCCAATTATTGGATGAGGAAAAACGTCGTCAGCACACCGATAAGCTGGAGCCGATGGATGTCGTAAAAACTGCTTGGAAATGCTATATTCCTGCGGCAGTTACTGGAACAGTATCTGTGGCTTGCCTTATCGGGGCAAGTTCCGTTAATGCCAGAAGAAATGCAGCGCTGACCGCAGCGTATACTATTTCTGAATCAACCTTGAGAGACTATCAGAAAAAGGTAGTAGAGACGATCGGCGAGAAAAAAGAACAGACGGTGAGGGATGCGGTTGCTAAAGAGCGTCTTGAGAAAAATCCTGTTGAAAACAAAGAGGTCATCGTCACAGCAAAAGGAGATACTTTATGTTTCGATGCTGTATCCGGTAGATATTTTAAGTCGGACATTGACAAATTAAAAAAGGCTGAGAATGATCTGAACCGTAGAATGCGGGATGAAATGTATATTTCACTTAACGAGTTCTATTATGAAGTTGGATTGGAACCCATTAAACTCGGTGACGATTTAGGCTGGAACATTGATAACGGCTATATCGACCTGAGATTCAGTTCCCAGCTTGCTACGGACGGAACACCTTGTCTGGTTATTGACTATGGCTATGGACCGCGGTACGACTTCCGTGGCTTAACGTAAGGTTCGCAGAATTTACAAACACTATTATGGAAGAACCACATATTTCAAATCTGAAAGGAGAATATATTATGGAGAACAACGAAATCATGAACAACAACGAAGAGGTTATCGAAACAACTACTGAGGAAATCGTGAAAGCGGCTTCTAACGGCGGTATGAAGAAAGCGACAACTATCGGATTGGCTATGATCGCAGGTGCATTAACCTACAAATTCGTAGTCGTTCCGGCAGCAGCAAAATTCAAGAACTGGCGTGAGAATCGTAAGACGGTTGTAACTCAGCCGAAGGACGATACTATCGACGGAGAGTTTATGGATCTCGATGAAGAGACCGAAGAGGATTCTGAATAAGAATTGAATCGATGATTCAGACAGAGGGAGAGTACCTATAACAGGGTGCTTTCCCTTTTGCTTTTTAAGGGAGGTGTCCTATGAATCAGTATATGTATGACGGACCGGTTATGGAGTTTGATACCTGCGTTGCGAATAGATGGCAGGGTTCTACATACGCGACATCCGAAAAGAAAGCCAGAAGTAATTTGGCGTATCAGTTTAAAAAGAAAACAAACCGTATTCCAAGTACGAGGATAACCCTCCCTGGAAAAGTGGTAACGGTTAATTGAAAGGAGATTTAGAGATGGAGGAATACAAATCCAATTCCCATAAATCACGACAGAACCAGAATGATGATATTCCGGAGAAGAGAGTGGAGAAGGTTGTCAGCGGTTCTGTCAAATCGAAGAAAAAGAATGGTCTTCAGAAGATTACGAACGTATTTGTTCCGGAAGATGTAGATGATGTAAAAAGCTATATTTTCGAGGACATTGTGGTTCCGGCGGTAAAGGATATTATCTTGGATGCGGTCAGAGCATTCCTGGGTGTTAGCGGAAGCTCAAGAGGAGGAAGAGCGTCAACGTCATCCAAGGTTTCATATCGTAAGTATTATGATGATCGGGATCGACGAGATTCGGGAAACGTATCAAGAACACGAACTGGATACGACTACGACGATATTATTCTGGAATCTCGTGGCGAAGCAGAAGACGTTTTGGAAAGAATGGATGAACTTATCGCCACATATCAGTTAGTCAGCGTTGCTGATTTCTATGATCTGGTTGGCGTTTCTGGCAACTATACAGACAATAAATATGGATGGACTGATATTCGGAATGCATCTGTAATTCGTGTGAGAGACGGATATATGATTAAACTTCCGAAGGCATTACCGTTGAACTAGGAGGGATATTTATGTACGAATCAGATGATAAAATGGTTTCTCATCCGAGCCATTATCAGTCAGAAACAGGTTTGGAAGTGATTGATGTTATCGAGGCATTCACTTTCGATTTAAAAGGCATCGAAGCAACCGATACAGGTAACATTATTAAGTATGCGTGCCGTTGGAAGAATAAAAACGGTATCCAGGATTTGAAAAAAATCATGTGGTACACGCAGCATTTAATTGAGCATTTAGAGAAGAAAGAAAAAATCAAAGAGGAGAATAACTGATATGAAGAAAGAAGAAATCATGAAGAGCGTTTCCACGACTTTCGGCAAAGTAAGTGTGAAACTTAAGAAGCACAGTCCGGAGATTCTGGTGGTGGCTGGAGTTGTCGGTACGGTCGCAAGCGCCGTCATGGCTTGTCATGCAACTACTAAGCTGGATAGCGTATTAGAAAAGTCCAAGAAGGATATTGATGCTATTCATAAATGCGCTGAAAATGAGGAACTGGCAGATGAGTATTCTAAGGACGATGCAAAGAAAGATTTGACTATCGTTTATGTACAGGCTGGCGTAAAAGTTGCTAAGCTCTATGCTCCTGCTGTTGCTCTTGGAACTTTATCCATTGCAAGTATTGTTGCGTCTCACAATATTCTCAAGAAGAGAAATGTAGCACTGGCAGCAGCCTATGCGACTGTAGATAAGACTTTCAAGGAATACAGAAATCGAGTCGTTGAACGCTTTGGTGCGGAGGTTGATAAAGAACTTCGCTACAACATCAAGGCAAAGAAATTCGAGGAAACTGTAACGGATCCAGACAGTGGTAAAGAGAAAAAGGTGAAGTCTACCGTAGATGTAGCAGCACCTTCTACGAACGATTATGCTCGTTTCTTTGACGATACTTGTGAGGCGTATGAATCCAATATGGATTACAACCTTATGTATCTGCGTTCTCAGCAGAATCTGGCAAATGACAAGCTCAAAGCTAATGGATATTTGTTCCTCAGCGATGTATACGATCAGCTTGGCATTAAGCGCACTAAGATGAGCCAGACTGTTGGTTGGATTTATAAACCGGAAGGAAATGAAAATGGAGACAACTTCGTTGATTTTGGCATTCTGGAGACCAACCGTGAAACTGAGGATGGTGGTTACGAGAAAGCCATTCTGATGGAGTTTAATGTAGATGGACCGATTCTCGATCTGATCTAATTTTGTGAGGAGGATACATATGCGAAATTATATTCGTATGGTGGTCCTTCCTACTCTTTGCGTATTTGCGATTATCTGCACAGGTTTTGTCTGCTCAGCAGAACAGGTAAACCGGTATGAATATATCGAAATACAGCCGACTTTAAAAGCTGAACCTATTGATCCTATTGTAATTATTTCTGAGCAACCCTTAGAGGAAACGGTGTCGGCAGTTGAAATCGAAGAGTATGTGGAGGACACACTATTGCCACGGGAAGATATCGAGCTGATTGCTCTTGTAACTATGGCAGAAGCTGAGGGTGAATGCGAGGAAGGAAAACGATTAGTGATCGACACCATATTAAATCGTGTTGATTCCGTATATTTTCCGGATACAGTGTATGACGTCGTATATCAAGCGAATCAGTTTTCATCCATGTGGAATGGGAGAGTTGATAAGTGCTTTGTGAACGATGATATTTGCCAGTTAGTTGAAGAGGAACTGCAATCCAGAACCAATGTGGATACGATATTCTTCACGGCTGGCGGATATGGAAAATACGGAACACCGATGTTTCAAGTAGGTAACCATTATTTCTCAAGCTACGAATAGAAAGGAGTCCTGAATTATGACAGGTTTTATGGGATTAACATTTTCAGCATTTGCTGGTATTTGCTTTGTTAGTGGTCTGGCCGTTCTTATGGGCGGAAAGGAGCATCACTGATGGATGGCATTGGAAATTTTATATCCATGATGGATTACATACTGGATACTAAAAGAAAAAGACATATCACAGGAGGCATTCTGTTGAGTGCCTCTTTACTTTTTGGTGGGCTTGCTCTCACTGTTATGACTATTCAGAACGAGGAGGATGAAGATGAGTAATAAAGCTCTGCTTTCTTTGGGATTTATCATCGGCGCTGCGACTGGTTCAGCAGTGACATGGTATCTGCTTAAGGATAAATACGAAGCGCTCGCTCAGGAAGAAATAGATTCTGTAAAAGAGGTTTTCTTAAGACGTGAGCAGGAGTTAAAAGATCAGTCTGTAAAGAAGACTGTTGCTGAGGGCATTAAAGATTCTGATAAAGAAAAACCAGATCTTAAAGAGTATGCGAGGCGGTTGGAAAAAGAAGGATACACAAGATATTCTGATTTCGGGTCCGATGAGGAAGAAAAGCCTGTTTCTGAAGCTGGTCCGTATGTGATTCCGCCGGAGCAGTTTGGCGACGATGAAAAATATGAGCAGATCAGCCTTACCTACTATGCGGACGGTGTGCTGGCTGACGAAAATGATGAAGTAATCGAGGATGTGGAAGACACTGTTGGAATTGATTCTTTGAATCATTTTGGAGAGTATGAGGACGACTCCGTCTTTGTCCGTAATGACGCAAGAAAGTGTGATTATGAGATTCTCCTTGATCAGAGAACCTATTCCGAAGTGGCTGAAAATATGCCGCATCAGATGGAGGTATGATGACACGGGATGAGCTGAACAATGCATACTTTGACTGGATGTACCAGCTCGTATGTGACGATGAGTATTCACGAGGTTTATCGTATCGTGAGCTTTTATGTTTGCTTCATGATACGGATTTCACATACACGATTGCGCTTGATAGCAACCGCTATGACGATGGAATCGATCTTCGATACAGATTCGGAAACGAGCAGGGATACCGTGATAGTATGATTGCAAGTTATTTGGATAATCGTCCGTGCAGTGTTTTAGAAATGATTATTGCCCTTGCTATACGCTTAGAAGAGCACATCATGGATGATCCGGACATCGGTAATCGAACCGGTCAGTGGTTTTGGGATATGATCGTAAGTCTTGGCTTAGGTTCTATGGATGATTCCAAATTTGACAAGACTCATGCCATCGATGTTATTCGGCGATTCCTGAATCGTGACTACGAACGGGATGGCAAGGGTGGTTTATTCACAATCGAGCATTGCAGATATGATATGAGAGATATTGAGATTTGGTATCAGGCCAACTGGTATCTTGACAATATCAGATAGGAGGGCGTTATGAGCCATAGTGAAGTATACAAGTGGTTCGAGTTATATTTTCCTCAGTACGCTGGGGATAAGGTGGAGACCTGGTTTCAGAACGGAAAGAACAGTATTCGCATCCGTCAGAAGAACCATCAGGAATTTATATTTACATTCAACAATGAAGGAAATTGGCGGTTTGAGACTGTTGAAAGCTTCGTGAATGGATTAAAAGGAGGTAAGAAATAATGGGTGAAATGCTTACTTATATTTTCAGCAGTTTACGGTCATCGGAAAAAAGACTGGACGTTGTTACAAGGGCAGTCAGTAAACAGCGGAGCTTCAATAAACAGATTACAATCTTTGCTGCCTTGACAATTGCAAATCTGGTTGTTATGAAAATCGAGCAGAAGGATCAGGCATTGCGCATCAGAAAACTGGAAAAGGAAATTGAGGAACTTAAGCGTCCGGAAGGAGAGTAAAAAATTCGATGATCGACTTTATGGTGATTTCAACACGTTCAACGAAACGTGGAGTAATAGAAATCTATCCAAAGTTCATTATTAAAAAAAGCACTGATCTAATGATTCGAGGTGGTGATTTCTATGCTATCTGGATTGAGGAACGTGGTTTATGGTCTACGGACGAGCAAGATGCCTTGCAGCTCATTGACCGCGAACTGGATAGATATGCTGAGGAGAACCGCCAGCGTTTTAACTCCGATATTAAAGTCCTGCATATGTGGGATGCCGAGTCGGGTATGATCGACTCATGGCATAAGTATTGTCAGAAACAGATGAGGGACAGCTTTCATACGTTGGACGACAAACTTATATTTTCCAATACAGAAACTAATAAAAAAGACTACGCCAGCAAAAAGTTGAATTACCCGCTTGAAGCTGGCGATTTGTCTGCCTATGAGAAATTGATGTCTACTTTATATTCAGAAGAAGAACGGACAAAAATTGAATGGGCTATAGGGTCAATCGTATCTGGAGAATCCAAAAAACTGCAAAAATTTATGGTTTTATACGGAGCTGCTGGAACAGGTAAATCCACAGTTCTTAACATTATTCAGCAGCTTTTCGACGGATACTATTCTGTATTTGACGCAAAAGCCCTTGGATCTTCCAGCAATTCATTTGCCTTGGAAGCATTTAAAACAAACCCTCTGGTTGCTATTCAACACGATGGCGATTTGTCGAGAATTGAGGACAACACTAGATTAAACAGTTTAGTATCTCATGAGTTGATGACTGTGAATGAAAAATTCAAATCCACATACTCAAACCGGTTCAAATGTTTCCTGTTTATGGGAACAAATAAGCCGGTAAAGATAACAGATGCAAAGTCTGGTCTGATTCGAAGATTGATCGATGTATCTCCGTCTGGAAATAAGTTGAATCCCAAAGAGTACAAAACAATCGTGAAGCAAGTGGAATTTGAGTTGGGAGCCATCGCCTACCACTGCCAGGAGGTATATTTGAACAATCCTGGTCGTTATGACGATTATATTCCGATTACGATGCTTGGTGCATCTAATGATTTCTATAACTTCATTATTGATTCGTATCATGTATTCAAGAAAGAAAATGGGACAACCTTGAAAGCTGCATGGGAGATGTACAAAACCTACTGTGACGATGCCAAGGTTGGATTTCCGTTTTCACAGAGGGTATTCAAAGAGGAACTCAAAAACTATTTTCATGATTTTCAGGAACGCTTCAATCTGGATGATGGAACTCGTGTCAGAAGTTATTACATCGGATTCAGAACAGAAAAATTCGAAGAAGAAACCGTGGAGGAAAAGACGGAAGCAGTCAAACCGGCACTGATACAATTCGATAGCACTGAATCTATATTTGATGATGTGTGTTCGGAATGCCCCGCACAGTATGCTTCGGAAAACGAAACCCCTCAGAAAAAATGGGATTCTGTTCGCACGAAATTATCTGGAATGGATACGAAAAAACTTCATTATGTGAAAGTTCCGGAGAATCATATCGTGATTGACTTTGATATTCCGGATGAATCTGGAAACAAGTCATTTGAAAAGAATTTAGCAGAAGCAAGTAAGTGGCCGCCGACTTATGCTGAGCTTAGTAAATCGGGACAAGGTATACATCTTCATTATATTTATACCGGTGATCCGACACAGCTTAGTAGAGTGTATGACGACCACATTGAAGTTAAGGTGTTCACAGGCAAAAGCTCTTTGCGGCGTATGCTGACGAAGTGTAACAATTTGCCTATCGCAACAATTAGCTCCGGTTTACCGCTGAAAGGAGAACAAAAAATGGTAAATTTTGAAGCGATTAAGAGCGAGAAAGGGCTTAGAACACTGATCAAACGGAATCTTAACAAAGAGATACATCCGGGAACTAAGCCCAGTATCGATTTTATCTACAAGATACTGGAAGATGCGTATGGAAGTGATTTGAAGTATGATGTCACAGATATGCGCAATGCAGTATTAGCATTTGCAGCAAACAGCACTCATCAAGCGGATTACTGTATTAAGTTGGTCAACAAAATGCAGTTTAAGTCCGCAGATCCGTCCACAGCGGTGAAAAATGATGATGCGAAGCTGGTATTCTATGATATTGAGGTTTTCCCCAATTTATTCCTTGTGAACTGGAAAATCGAGGGTGAAGGAAAGCCTGTTGTAAGAATGATTAACCCGTCTCCGAGTGAGATCGAGGAGCTGATGCGGTTCAGACTGGTTGGCTTCAACTGTCGGAGATATGATAACCATATTCTGTACGCAAGGTTGATGGGTTATACAAACGAACAGCTCTATAACCTATCGCAGAAAATCATCAACGGAGGACGGAACAGTTTCTTTGGAGAAGCGTACAACGTATCCTATACGGATGTGTATGATTTCGCTTCGGCTGGTAATAAGAAGAGTCTTAAGAAATTGGAAATTGAGATGGGAAACCTCACCGATGACGATCTCAAGAAAAAAGGATTCTCCGACGAAAAAATAAGAATTATCAAGGCAGGAACACATCACCAGGAGCTTGGTCTTCCATGGGATCAACCAGTTCCGGAAGAGCTTTGGATTAAGGTCGCTGAGTATTGTGATAACGATGTTATTGCTACTGAGGCGGCCTTTAATTATCTTGAGGCTGACTGGACGGCGCGACAGATTCTGGCAGATTTAGCAGAGATGACCGTTAATGATACTACGAATTCTCTTACAACCAGAATTATATTTGGAAATAACAGAAAACCACAGTCAGAGTTCCATTACAGAAATCTGGCAGAGCCGGTGGAGTCGCTCGATAAAGAGAGTATGGACTTCCTTAAGGAAGCCTGCCCGAAGATGATGGAAGAGCCTCACTACGGTTGGAAGTACAACGATAAGGACGAAGTCCCATTCGAAGCTCACAGCATTCTTCCATATTTTCCTGGGTATGTATTCGACCATGGAAAATCTACATATCGTGGAGAAGAAGTAGGCGAGGGCGGATTTGCACAGGGCGTTCCAGGAATGTATGGGAATGCAGCACTCCTGGATATTTCTTCAATGCATCCGCATAGTGCTATTGCTGAGGTTCTGTTTGGACCTAGATTTACGAAGGCGTTCCGTGATATTGTTGAGGGTCGTGTAAGCATTAAACATGAGGCTTGGGATATTGTTAATACCATGCTGGACGGCAAACTTACTCCGTATATTCAGAGGGTTATCGATGGCGAGATGACATCAAAAGATCTTGCCAATGCATTGAAGACGGCTATCAATTCAGTATACGGTCTTACATCGGCATCCTTTGATAATCCATTCCGTGATCCAAGAAACATCGATAACATTGTGGCAAAACGTGGAGCATTATTCATGATCGACCTTAAAAATGAGGTTCTGAAGCGCGGATTCCAGGTTGCTCATATTAAGACGGACTCTATTAAGATCCCAGATGCAACGCCAGAGATTATTCAGTTCGTTATGGACTTCGGTGAGAGATACGGATACACGTTTGAGCACGAGGCTACGTACGATCGTATGTGTTTGGTCAATGATGCCGTATATATCGCAAAGTACAAATCAGCAGAAGAATGCCAGAAGATGTATGGTTATGTCCCTGGCGACAACAAAAAGAAAGGCGGAAAATGGACGGCAACGGGTACTCAGTTCCAGATTCCATATGTATTTAAGAAGCTGTTCAGCAGAGAAGACATCGTATTTGAAGATATGTGCGAGACCAAATCTGTGAGCAGCTCTTTATATTTGGATCTGAATGAGGAATTACCGGATGTCAGTAAAGAAGAAAAAGAATTCAGCAAGGCAGAGGGTGACTATAAGAAAGGACTGTTATCCGATACAACTTTTGAAGCCACATGCCAGAAGCTTACTCCATTGATTGAAAAAGGACACGACTATCACTTTATTGGAAAGGTTGGTCAGTTCTGTCCGATGAAAGATGGATACGGAGCCGGACTTCTGATGAGAGAAAAGGACGGTCGTTATTATGCTGCAACCGGTTCCAAAGGTTATCGCTGGATGGAATCGGAGATGGTAAAAGAACTCGGAAAAGAAGACGGTATTGATCGCTCCTATTATGACAAGCTGGTCGACGAGGCTGTAAAGACTATTTCTCAGTACGGAGACTTTGAATGGTTTGTATCTGGTGATCCATATGTTCCTGAGCTTGGTGCAAATGATGCCGATGTCGATTGTGTTGTTCCATGGGCGATGCCTTGCGGAGAGGATAAGTATCGGACATGCTTTGACTGCCCGCATTTCAACAACGATAACTTCCACATGGATTGCGACCTTGATTATGATATTTCAGATATTGTGATGAAGCACACAATGAATCCGCCGGAAAATTAAAAAAAAATAAAGGAGACTAAAATGAGAACAAATCTTGTAATTATCGAAGGTGCTAAATTTATTTATGACACGAACTTTTCTGGAGATCCGAAAAGAGACCGTTTTGGAAACGATCAGAGAAAAGCAAATCTTGTCATTCCGGACATTGAGCAGGCAAGAAGGCTGATTGACGAGGGATATAATGTTAAATTAACTAAGCCTAGAGAGGGCGAAGAAGAAGGATTCATTCCTAGATACTATGTGGTCATCAAAGTTAATTACGATAGCCCTTGGCCGCCAAAAATATATTTAGTTACCGAAGAAGAAAACGCCACTCTACTGGACGCTGAATCCGTAAGTGTAATTGATGATATGTGGGTCGAAAGCGTAAATGTTGTATTAAATCCATATGAAGGTCCGAATGGCAAATCTTTGTACGTTAAGAGTATGGAAGTGTTTCAGAAGGTTGATGACGATCCGATTAGTTCTAAATATGCTAAGAATCGTCGTTATGATGATTCCGATGAGGCGGAAGATATTCCATTCAATTAAAAATCATATTTTGAGGGTGTCGGTGTCAAAGCCGGCACTCTTACTTTATGAAAGGAGAAAAATTATGTTTTGGAATAAGAAAAAACCGAAGTCAAAACCACAGATTAAGACTACGGTACCTAAAACATTCAAAGCAAAAGAACCGCCACCTAAGTGGCAACCAACTTTCGGCGAAACGAAAAAGAAGGATGAGAAACCACCGGAAGTAACTACGAAATCTGAACCGAAAATTGACTGGGAGGATAAATTCTTAAAATCTTTTCAGAAACTTACATACAGACATCGAGCATGGGATGTGTGGAGAGATTATATTCTACTTCATGCGTGTTCAATCTCGAATGTTTTGGACAAGGAAAACTATGACCAAAGAGAGAAGCGGTATCTGAAAATTATTCATCAGTATTCAAAAGAAGAGCAAGCTATATTTCCAGAATTAGCAGCATACACAACTATGGCACTGGATCAGAACCAGGAGCAGGATTTCCTCGGAAAAATGTTTATGCAGCTTGATCTTGGAAATCGATCAGCTGGTCAATTCTTCACGCCATATCATATTTGCGAACTTATGGCCGAAGTGGTAGCGACTAATGCTTTAGAAAAGATAGAGCAATATGGTTATATTTCAATTAACGATCCATGCTGCGGTTCTGGAGCAACTTTGATTGCCGGTGTGCATGTAATACGAAAACAGCTTGAGCATTGCGATCCACCGAGGAACTACCAGAATCATATCTTAGTAGTTGCACAGGACGTTGATGAAATTGTTGGGATGATGTGTTATATCCAGATCTCACTTCTTGGGTTGGCTGGATTTATAAAAATAGGTAACTCGATAACTGACCCAATGTCTACGGACGATTCATCTGAAAATTATTGGTATACGCCTATGTATTTCTCAGATGTATGGAGTACAAGAATAATGCTCCGTCAGATTAACAAGTTATTTGGAAAGGGTGATGACGAATGAAAAAAAGATATTCTATTTCAAAAGAGCAGTGTACATGCGGAATCAGCGAGCTTTATGATAATGTTGCTAAAATCATTGGCGTTTCAGATTTAAGCAAAGTTGTATACGATTGTCGTAAATTATTTATCACCAAAAAAGTGCTGGACTGCCTGTATGAGTTCTATCGTTCAGAGAATCAGAGTGACGAAACCATCACAACCTGTATGCTCTTGTATGGTCCAAAAGCAGATCTGGATGGAGATGACTACGAAGTCGAGGTAGAAGATGGATTCATCACGAAAGGTGTGTGATGGCTGGCGTAGAATTACGGGACTATCAGGAAGAAGCTGTACGACGAATGCGAAATGGCTGCATACTTTGTGGTGGTGTTGGTAGCGGAAAATCCAGAACTTCGCTGGCCTACTATTATGTTCGAAATGGCGGAGAGCTTGGAACGGACGAGTATGTTCCTATGGACGATGTGAACATTAAGGATTTGTACATAATCACAACCGCTAGGAAACGAGACACCTTTGAATGGGAAGAGGAACTCTCACCGTTTCTATTGTCTACCGATAAAGAAGAGAACTTGTATACCAATAAAGTTGTGATTGATTCATGGAACAACATCAAGAAGTATGCAGACGTTAAGGATGCTTTCTTTATATTTGATGAACAGCGTGTTATAGGCTCTGGGACATGGGTTAAAGCATTCTTGAAAATCGCCAAGGTAAATGAGTGGATACTGTTATCTGCAACACCTGGTGACACCTGGCAGGATTATATTCCGGTATTTGTCGCTAACGGATTTTATAAAAATCGAAGTGAATTTACAAGAGAGCATATAGTCTATAGCCGTTTCAGCAAATTCCCTAAGGTTGACCGATATTTAAATACCGGAAGACTGATCCGGTTGCGAAATAAAATCTTGGTGAATATGGATTTTAAACGCCAGACGGTTTCGCATCACGAGGATATTTATGTCAAGTACAATATCGAAAGGTATAAAGATGTCGGAAAAACCAGATGGGACCCGTTTAAAAAAGAACCAATTATCAATGCTGCCGGTCTGTGCTATGTATGGAGAAAGATTGTAAACACCGATCAGTCCAGACAAATAGCTTTACTTGAAATTGTGGAGAAGCATCCGAAAGCGATTATATTTTACAATTTCGATTATGAGCTCGAGCTTCTGAAAGAGATATTCTCTGGATATGAAGTCGGAGAGTGGAACGGCCACAAACATCAGCCAGTGCCGACTAGCGATGCGTGGGTATATTTAGTTCAATACAATGCTGGGGCTGAAGGATGGAACTGTATTACGACGGACACGATTATATTCTATTCTCAGAATTATTCGTATAAGATCATGGCACAGTCTGCCGGTCGAATAGACAGAATGAATACGCCATATACGGATCTGTATTACTACCATTTGAAATCTCGGTCTGGTATCGATCTTGCTATCAGCAAAGCATTGAAAGATAAGAAAACATTTAATGAGACCAAATGGATCAATAAAAAGCCCATAGTATTTGAGCAGTCATCTGGTATGGCAGCATAAAGCGGAGGTGACACAAATGATAGAAGTCCTTAGGAACATCATTGTATTTTTGCGAGTTATGTCATTTCGGATAAAGTCTCTATCGGAGGAGGAATTTAAAACCTTATTATCCAACTGTACATACGAGCAGGTATGGTATGCGATCTGGCTCCGCTACTATATGTGAAAGGAATAGCTTATGGAAAATATTTACAAAGAGGTTGATTTCAAAACCTATTGCAAAACCTGCGAGCATAAGGATCTCGAAGAAAAATTTGATCCGTGTAACGACTGTTTGGCAGAGCCGATGAATGCCAATTCAGATAAACCTGTTTACTGGAAGGAGGCTGAAAATGGTAGATAGTATATTAGTTAGTGTTGATTTCTCAAACAAAAACGATACTGGAGTAATGGTTGTGGGAAGAAAACGGATGAATCAGTCTGTAGAGATTATCAATGCTTTCCAAGGAGATGAAGCGAGAGAGCTTTATGAAAGGTTAATAACAACGAAAAAGAAGGAGGGTCAAAAGTGAGCTTTCAGTACGATCAATATTTAGCCAGACATCGAGCTAATGTGAAAAGAGGGTTCGACTGGCTTTCTGAGAATTTACCTGGACTTATGACAAATACACTCACCGCCGGGTGGAATACGGAATTTGCTCATGATCAGTCTAAGAACGAGCCGGATGAGTATGAGGCATACGATGCATATTTCTATGGAAATAATCGCTCTTATGAAGTTGTACAGCGGTATCAGAGAGCATGGTTACTTCACATTCACCGGAATCCACATCATTGGCAGCACTGGGTTCTTATCCATGACGATATGGAAGACGGTGAACTGGAGACCGTTTTGGAAATGCCATACGATTACATCATTGAGATGATTTGTGATTGGTGGTCATTCAGTTGGCAGAGTGGAAATCTCTATGAGATATTCAAGTGGTACGAGGAACATTCTAAGTATATAAAACTGGCGCAGACAACGAAAATCACAGTTGAATATATTTTAGACAATATGAAGAAAAAGCTTCAGGCATTGCAGTATGCAGATCAATCAGCCATGCAACCTGGAGCTTGATATTTGGAGGAGCTATGAATAGAACGACAAAAATAAACATCTTAGCGTATGCTTCGGAGCCGGACAAGAACTATAAGTACGAGGGTGACATCGTCGATTATAAGGGAAAAAGGTATTTCGTAAGTCTGGCAGAAGAGCGAGTGGAATTTATCGGGATTATTAAGGAGGACAAGTAGAGATGAAAACAATTAAAGAAAATTGGAAATTGGTACTTATCGTGGCCGCTGGGATTATCGCGGTTATTTTTATGTGTATTTTTGGAATTCAGGGAGCACAAAACAAAGCATTCGCATTGGAGGAACAGGTCAACACTGCTGATTCAGACATTAAAGTTCAGGAAAAAAGACGAGTCGATCTTGTTTATAATCTTGCGGATTGTGTCAAGCAATACGATAAGCATGAGGCTGAAACGCTTACAGCTATTGTCGAGGGTAGGGAAAAAGCAACCAGTATAGAAAATGTAACCACTGCAATCGCTGCTGTTACAGAGGCATATCCGGAATTAAAATCCAATGAAAATTACAAGGAACTGATGAATGAGTTATCCATTACGGAAAATTTAATTGCTGAGTATAGAGAAAATTATAACAAGCAGATTAAAGAATACAATCGCTATGTTAGAAAATTTCCTACTCGATTCTTTTTAAATATTTTGGGGTATGAAACGCAGCAGTATCAGTACCTTGATTATGGTGCTCCTGTAGATGCGCCTCAAAATTTATTTGGAGATTGATGCCATGAAAAATAGAAGCTTTGATTTTGGAGATTTTGAAATTACTAAGCGTGAGATTTTGGCAAGTATATCCATAATCGCAATGATGCTTCTTATTGGTTTTGTGATTTCTGGGAGAATTTCAAACTATATTCTGGATCGGAATGAAAAGTACAATAAAGCTATTAAAATCGAAAGCTCTGAGCTGTTTGAATATGGGATGAGAACCAACGTCGGTTATGCGTTCGTTTATGGAGATTTGAAGGCTGTGGATACTGTTTCATATCCAGAAATTAACGGGGAGTATATGTATATAGAAAAAATAGAGGAACATTACAATATGCATACACGAACCGTCACTACAACCGATTCCAAAGGAAAGACACATACCAGAACAGAAACTTATTGGTCTTGGGATTATGCTGGCAGCGAAGAACAAAGATGTTCGGAAATTACATTTTTAGGACATGTCTTCTCCTCAAATAAGGTAGAGTTTCCAAGTACCGAATATATTGACACTATAAAAGAATCAAGTCATGTCCGACATAAGTATTACGGAGTTGGCACGGAATATACTGGAACCATATTTACCGAATTGCGAGATGAAACTATATCTGATAATTCTTCATTTTATGAAAACAGCACCATTGACGAAGCTGTTAATTATTTGGAAAGTGATTGGGCGTTATGGTTATTCTGGGTGATTTGGATAATTGTTATCGGACTGTGTGTATTTGGTTTTTACTATATCGATAATGAATGGCTTGAAAATTGAAAGGAGAATTTAGAAATGAAACAGAATATTATTGCAGTGGATTTTGACGGAACCTTATGCGAGAACAAATGGCCGGAGATCGGTATACCGAACGAAGAGCTTATCGAGTATCTGAAAAAAAGACAGGCTAACGGAGAAAAGCTGATCCTCTGGACATCCAGAAATGAAGAACAAACCAAAGATGCCGTAGAGTGGTGTAAAGATCATGGACTGGTCTTCGATGCTGTGAATGACAACCTTCCGGAAATCGTGGAAGCGTTTGGTGGAAATTGCAGAAAGATATTTGCAAATGAGTACATAGACGATCACAACCGCTCTATCGGTTCCTGCCGGGAAAAATCCAATCTGGAGCGTTGGGCTGAGAATGAGGTTGCGATTGCTTGCCGTCGTGAAAAGCCAGACAGAAAAGACGGAGAGTGGGACTATGGTTGCGGTTGCTATGAGAGCGCATTGAAAGCTCTTAGCTCTCTGTGCGAAGACGGTCATTCTGGTTTCAGTATTGGTCTGACTAAAGCTATTCTGAATCGTCTTATCAACAACAAGCCGCTTCTTCCAATCGAAGATACTGACGAGGTATGGAGTGATATTTCCGATACGAGCGGTCTGAAGGGTGAGGAGTGCAACTATCAGTGCAAACGTATGTCTTCCTTATTCAAATATGTGTATGCTGACGGCACAGTTAAGTACAGAGATGTGGATCGCTATCATGGCGTGAATATCAACTGTCTGGATGCTCAGTATCACAGTGGACTGATTGATACTGTTATGGACGAACTGTATCCGATTACTATGCCTTATATGCCGGCTGATAGAGCCTTTAAGATTTATACGGAGGATTTCCTTGTAGATCCAGCGAAAGGTGATTACGATACCGTAGGTATTCTGTACGTAATCACTCCGTCCATGGACAAGGTAGCAATTAACAGATATTTTAAAGAAGCTCCGAACGGCTTTGCTGAAATCGACGAAGCGGAGTACAAGGAGCGAAAGGAAGCTGCTAAAGCTCGGATGGAGGCAACCGATGGATCGAAATAGATTTATCCAGTGCATGAAAAGCAACATCGAGTTGTCGGATAAAGAGCGGCGGAGAATTATCAGAAGAAGTGTTGAGAGTCAGCCGTGGAAATTAAAGTGTACGATTGCCATGGAAGAGTTTGCGGAACTTACACAGGTAATCAGTAAACAGATTCGTGGGTATGATAATAGAATTGGACTTTTGGAAGAGATGGCGGATGCTTATATTTGCCTGGAATTCCTTAAGTCCATTTTTAATATTACACCAGAAGAGTTACAAAAAGCTATGGACGTTAAATTACAAAGAGAAAGGAATAAACAGAGATGAGTAAAGAGATTAAAATTGCCGGAAGTATTTCGTTTGGAGGAAAGCGCCTTAATGTATATGGAGATCTGGACGCTCCACTATTCAAGGCAAAAGATATTAGTCATGCTATAGGCTACAGTAGCGGTAACGAGTGGAGAATGCTCGAAATGTGCGAAGAGGATGAGAAGCTGAAACTACCTTTGGTAGTAGCAGGCCAGAGACGTTCCGTCAACTTTGTGACTGAGAATGGTCTGTACAACATCCTTGCACAGAGTCGTATGGAAATCGCAAGATCCTGGAGACGTGTGGTTCATGACGAGCTTATCAACATGCGTAAGGAAAAAGGCAGAAACATCGCTGAGCAGTTCGAAGAGTGGGATCACGCAATGGATAACATTTACTTCGATGAGGAAACCGGTCAGCTTATGCAGTCGGTCACGGTTCCTGGTGGAGATGTGATCCAGCTTCCTTATGAGAAGGAAGAAGAGTAATTAAAACCGTGGGATATGCTTAACACAGGAGCATAATAATCCAGATTGGTGGGGATCTGGATATTTTGAAAGGAGAACAAGATGATTTTATATGTGGTTCATGGAAATACCTATTACGATGGATATGGACATATAGAAAATATATTTGGTATCTATACGGAAAAAGACGTAGCAGAAGCAGCTAAAGATCTAATAATTAAAGAACTTTACGAAAAAGAAATTGCAAGAGGGCAGATGACCATCGTTGAGAATGTATCTGATATCGAAGTAAATATTCTGGAAATAGAAGCTGAAAAACTTGTAAATATCGAACTGGGAGGGTATTGCGAATGAGCATTAAATTAGAGCATGTAGTTATGGCAAGTCCAGAGCAGATGGAGTTTATCATTGAGGGTATGCGTAATCCAATGAATTCGTGGAATAAAACTGATAGTTTCAATGGGTGTGAAACATATAAAGGTATAAGTAAATGTTTAGACTGCGATGGAATTCGTGAGTGTGGAGCGGTCAACAAATATTTAATAGTTGGCGAAAACGATCATTCCCTCATGCAACGTTTATCCAATGCTGGTACAGATCATAGAAAATTTATGAGAATGTTACCGGTGTACGTGAGGATCACAGCACCGTTATATTGGTGGAAAGAATTTGATACTTACAAAGTCGGAACTGTTGCCAACAGCTGTAGTACCATGCATAAGATTCAGGCCAAGGAGTTTACGCTGGATGATTTTAGCTGTGAGCATATTCATATCAGGCAGTCTACGGATGTATTAAAAGAGACTATAGATGCTTTAAATGTATTTAGAGACGTATATTTGAATGGTGGAATATTATCATATGAAAACGGTAATCAAAGATGTTACGGAAAAAACGATAAAGAAATTTGGTGGCAGATGATCCAGCTCCTTCCGAGCAGCTATAACCAGACCAGAAATGTCATGATGAATTATGAAGTTCTGGCAAACATCTATAAATCCCGTAAGGATCACAAACTGGACGAGTGGCGGAACTTCTGCAAATGGATTGAGACTCTGCCATATTCTGAGTTGATTGCTGGAAAAACAGAGGAGGATTAAGATATGGATGTAGTTGAATTTATCGAACAAGTCTTCGGCTTACATTTAATGGATTACCAGAAAGAGTTTCTTATAAAGGTGTATGAAGCAACAAGAGATGGTCAATCAGTAATGTATATTCCAGGACGTTGCTATCATCGCTCTTCATTTAAATTATTGGAAGCATCGGCGATTATATTTGATGCTCAAGCAAAAGGATTATTAAAACCTGTTAATAGTGAAATGATTAGAGGGGTGAGTGTAATGGTTAAAGTAAAAGATATTCTGCCACTTATTCAGTGGAATGATGCACAGATCATAAAAGGCCTAGATGAGGAAATCTGTTTACTCAGAAACGACTTTATGGTCAAAAGCCTATCAGAAGAAATTCTGAATATGACAGTCACAAGTATTGAAAACGATGAAAATATTGAGAATACTATCGTTGTTTATGTTGCAGACAAGGAGGATTAAATTTATGCATTTTACAGTTATTCAGATTATTATCATGTTTCTTATCGCCTACGTATGCCTGTATGCACTGCTCGACCGGGTTATGAAATGCATTGAGCACTGTGCTACAGCCAGAGCATACGGACGGTTCAGAGAAGCCGGAGTAATGACAAAAATGGATGATGTAGCAGGTGGCATCGCGAAGTCAAAAGAGGAGAAAGATAATGTTGAGAAAGGATTTAATTAAGAACAAGATATATGGAATCATATTTATCGTACTTGGAGCGTTGACAATCCTAATCGAATGGGATGCAACGTTCTTTTTATTTACTATAATGTTGGGCGTTTTATTATTTGTATCAAGAGAAAATTGCATTATGAATTAAGGAGGCGGCTATATGAGCCGGGCTGAAAGGAGAAGAGCACAGAAGTGCGAGCAGAAATCTAAAACCGCTACATACAATCTTACAAGAGCTCAGTTAGATGCCCTGGTTCGAGAAAAGATATCTGGTGAACTGGATAGAGTTAAGCGGGAGGCTACAAATGATGCTATCAATCAGGCGATGATTCTTCTGCTTACTCTGCCGCTTGAAGTGCTGATGGATCATTATTGGCCAAAGTCATATGCAAAGCGGATTCCGGAGTTTACAGAGTATGTTCTCAAATATTATGAAAAGTGGCAAAACGATGAGTTGGATATGGACAAGCTCAAAGAGGATCTGTGGGTATACGGCGGTGTTCGATTAGAAGAAGTGGAGGGTAAGTAAATGGGATATTTAATTTTAGGAATTATTATTCTGGCAGCTATTCTTATTTTCGGTGGATATATAGTTCTGTCCGTTATAAATGCTGCAATGTGGATGGACGATTCCATGAGATGGGGAGGTAGAGATGACAGCTAAAGACGACAGAAAAAATGCAGAGGGTTACAATGATCCGACAGCTTACAATGCGATTAAGAATGTGGAGCAAGAACAGGACAAAGATGATGTGAGATTTCATCAGTTACTGAATACCCTGTTTTCACTTTGCGAATTGGCGGATTTCCATATTGAGGGACGAGTTGTGCTGAAGGATAAAAGAACGGGAAAGGTTTGGAGGTAGGCGAGATGATGACTATGGAAGAATTACAGAAAGCTTGTGAAGCCTTAGCGAAGGCGTGGAACGAAGTTTTGGAGCCGATGGAAAAAGTTGTGGAGGCACTGAACAAGTTCTTCAAACTGTACTATGAAAACGAGAAGTCTCGTAAAATTCGCACCGATCGGAAGTCCAAATCTGTAAAGTGTGTGCCAGATTCTAAGATGTCTACATACAATTATAAGCCTGTTGTGAAGCGTAATTTGCCCTATCAGAGACGAAATTTCTGACCGATTTCAGCTAATCTAGGTTAAAAATCTTTGTAGTAGCAGGTCATTTTTCTGCCCACTTTTGGTTTTTAGGATTTGACCAAAGCCCGGATATTTTTGACCAGAACTGAAAAATCGGTGTCGATTTGGAGAAAAATTATGAATTTTGGTCATTTTTTTGGCCATTTGCCCGGTTTTGCCCACTTTCAAAAACCTGGATTTGACCAGTAAAAACCCAGTATTTATGCGGGTTTGCTGGCTTTCTGCCCACTTTCCCACTTTTAATACCAAACTATTATGATAGAAAGTTTAAAAATATATAGTAATAGGCGAATAAAAGTGGGTTTTTGACCAGAAGCAAGAAAGAGGTGATTTTATGACCGATGATAAGAAATTGGTCGAGGATTGGTTGTGTGAACATTTTCCGTATCACTTGCGAGTGAATAAAGATATTCCAAAGGGTGCATATGTGATGATGAAGAGTGAGGTACTCATGTCACAAGGATGGCTCTGGGTTGATAATCTACCGTACAGATCTTTTGAAGACGTGATGCTTGGATATACAATTCCGATGGATTTTTATTCCGGTGCCGGAGGTCCGTATTTCGGATATCCATATGGTAGCTTGTATCTGATGGGAGGTTTGCCGTGAATGTAAAGCGTAAAGTAACATGGAAAGACATTTTCAATAATTTCAAATCTGTGTATCCGCGGTTATCAAAAGAAGCCCAGGATTATCGTCCGTACAACTACATGAGCATTGTCGTATATTTAGCAGACGGAACCAAGGTGGTTTATGATGATATGGCAAAGCGAGCTAAGATGCTTGCAGCCTAGGATCTGGCTACAGAATCCGCTTTCCATTTTGTGTGCTTCATGCTATACTATAAGAGCCACACAATCTAATAATGAAATCGCGTTCGAGGGAATAACTTTGGTAAAAAGTGTATTCTCTTTTACTCGTACCCTTGAACGGCGAAGAGATTGTGTGGCAACAATAAGAGATGCGCTTTTTCGGTGCGTCTCTCAAATTGGGGCGCACTTTTTATTTGCCCTAAATTCCTACTTGAGTATGGAAAGGGTGATTATATGGGAACGAAATCAAATAAAAACATTTCGGGTGTCATAGGAGCAATCGGAGCTGTTGGCGGTTTGATTACTGCGGTTACACCTTTGATTGAAAAAGCAATAGATAATGCTCAGAATAAGCCGACTGAGAAAATAGATACGAAAGTTATTATTCCAGAATTATATCGTAAGGGGTTTCCGATAGATTTGGAACAGGCAGAAGAATTACTGACGGAACGTGGCTTGAAAGTTTCAAAGAGTAAGCTTCGTATGAAAGAAGCTGATCCAAAGTATCGCGATTACGAGGATACTCAAGTTATAGACTCGAACCCAAAGCAAGGTGTGAAAGTGAAAATCGGCACAACGGTTTGCCTGAGATACATAACTGCTGAAGTTATCGAGGAGAGCCAAAAGATATTTGACGATAGTGTTCGTATTAAGCAGGAGGCTAAAGAACAGAAGGCCGCTGAGAAACAGGAAAAGAAGGAACGTTTAAAAGAAAGTGTTTCTGAAACCATGGATTCTGCAAAAAGCGGTTTAGAAAAGATATTTAAGAAAGATCGAAAAGCTATAGAGACTGAGAAAGGAGAAAAATAGATGAGTAAAGGCGGAAAGAAAAAGCGTAGCACAGCAGGGTTAATCCTGGATGTCGTTTTGACATTGTGTACCGGTGGATTATGGTTGATTTGGATACTGATCCGATATTTAAGAAACAACAGCTGACAACTACATATTTGGACAGAGATGCTTAATCGTGTCTCTGTCTTTTTTTTATGCTCTTTTTTGCGCGCGAAAAAAACATGCCCTTTTATGAAGAGAGAGGATAAATAGGCATTTTTATTAAATACCACATCCTCTTTTGAGTTTTTAGAAAATTGAAAGGAGGCTCCATTATGTTGGAAAATAAGTTCCAGGCAAATTTGATCAAGGAACTGAAAGAAAGATTTCCGGGTTGTATCGTGATGAAAAACGACCCGACCTATATTCAGGGAATTCCAGATCTGCTGGTTTTACACAAAGACAAATGGGCTTCCTTAGAATGTAAAAAAAGTGCTGGCGCAAAGAAGCAGCCGAATCAGGAATATTATGTGGACCGTATGAATCAGATGTCATTTTCGAGGTTTATATGTCCAGAGAATAAAGAGGAGGTACTGGATGAACTTCAACAATCATTCGAACCTTGAAGGACAACACGCCTTTCTTGGTGCCAGTAAATATCACTGGATAAATTACGGTGAGGATAAAGTTGCGGAAGCGTATCGGAATTTCCTTGCCACACAAAAAGGAACTGTATTACATGCATTTGCGGCGCAGTGCATTATGCTCAATCAGAAATTACCAAAATCGAAGCAGACATTAAATATGTATGTGAACGATGCCATTGGCTTTAAGATGACGCCGGAGCAGATCCTTTACTATTCCGATAATTGTTTTGGCACAGCCGATGCAATTTTGTTTCGGAATAATTTCTTAAGAATTCACGATTTGAAGACCGGAAAGATTCCGGCACACATGGAGCAGCTTGAAATATATGCGGCTCTTTTTTGTTTGGAATATAAAGTGAAGCCAGGGGATATCGAAATGGAATTGCGGATTTATCAGAACAATGAAATTCTGTACCATAATCCAACGGCTGAGGATATTGTTCCAATCATGGACAGAATCATTACTTTTGATAAGGTGATTAAAAGAATCAGAGAACAGGAGGGGTAAGCTATGAATTCCATTGTGGAAGATATTTTAATGCATTATGGTATGCCACGGCGTTCTGGGCGTTACCCTTATGGTTCTGGAGAGAACCCATATCAGCATAGTGGAGATTTTCTTAGCCGTGTTCAGGAATTAAAAAAATCCGGAATGAGCGAAACAGACATTGCTAAGAATATGGGTTTGACTACCACACAGCTTCGTACTCAGATGAGCCTCGCTAAAGATGAACGTCGTGCTCTTCAGGTAGCAACGGCAAAGGGTCTTCGTGAGAAAGGTTATAGTTTAAATGAAATTGCCGATAAGATGGGTTTTGCTAATGACTCGTCTGTCCGCTCTTTATTGAATGAAACTTCTGAAAACCGAATGAATCAGGCTAAGGCTACTGCCGATGTTCTGCGAAAACTCATCGAAGAAAAAGGAATGATCGATGTCGGAACTGGCGTTGAAAGAGAGCTTGGCGTGTCAAAAGAAAAACTTAACCAGGCTCTTTATATGCTGGAATTGGAAGGTTATCCGATTTATGGCGGCGGCGTTCCACAGGTTACCAATCCTGGAAAGCAGACCAATATCAAGGTCATTTGTCCACCGGGAACCGAGCACAAAGATATTTATGACTTTGAGAATGTCCATTCTGTAAGAGACTATATTTCCTATGACAATGGGGAGTCTTTCAGAAAATCTTTTGAGTATCCGGCCAGCATGGATTCAAAGCGCTTGCAGATCCGCTATGCCGATCAAGGTGGCGTTGATAAGGATGGTGTAATTGAACTCCGTAGAGGCGTGAAAGACCTGTCTTTAGGTGATTCTCATTACGCACAGGTCCGTATTATGGTTGACGGAACTCACTACCTTAAAGGTATGGCTGTTTACTCTGATAATATGCCGGATGGCGTTGATGTGATTTTCAACACTAATAAAAAGTCTGGCACTCCGACAAAAGATGTTCTTAAGAAGATTAAGGATGATCCGGATAATCCGTTTGGTTCCTTGATTAAAGAGCATGGTGGTCAGAGCTACTACGATGATCCAAAGGGTAAGTATACAGATCCTGTAACTGGAAAGAAACAGTCCCTTTCTCTTATCAATAAGAGAGCAGAAGAGGGTGATTGGGGAGAATGGAGTAAGACACTTCCGTCACAGTTTCTTTCTAAACAAAGTTTGACGCTTATCAAAAAACAGTTAGGTTTGGCTAAAGCCGATAAGCAGGCGGAATATGATGAAATCTGTTCGCTGACAAATCCTACCGTTAAGAAGGCTCTGTTGAAATCATTTGCTGATGATTGTGATGCGGCCGCCGTACATTTACAGGCAGCGGCGTTACCTCGACAGAAGTATCAAGTAATTCTCCCATTAACGACAATCAAAGATAATGAGGTGTATGCTCCAAACTACAAAGATGGAGAAACGGTTGCTTTAATCCGTTACCCACATGGCGGAACTTTTGAGATTCCTATTCTGAAAGTCAACAATAAACTGGCTGAAGGAAAGAGCGTTCTCGGAAACACACCGGCGGATGCAATCGGTATCAATAAGAAGAATGCAGACCGTTTATCTGGAGCAGACTTTGACGGTGATACCGTAATGGTAATTCCTTGTAACTCCACAAAGAGTAAGGTAAAGATTACTTCCACTTCTCCATTAAAAGGTTTGGAAGGTTTCGACACCAAGGATGCTTATGGTGGAACTGTTAAGAAAGATGCTGATGGCGTAGACCATTATTATCGTAATGGTAAAGAATATAAGATTATGAGAAATACTCAGACAGAAATGGGTAAAGTATCGAATCTGATTACTGACATGACTTTGAAGGGAGCCACACAGGATGAATTAGCGAGAGCGGTTCGTCACAGCATGGTTGTAATCGATGCCGAGAAACACAAACTGGATTATAAGCAGAGCGAAATTGATAATGGTATCGCTTCTCTTAAGAAGAAGTATCAAGGTCGTGTCGATCCAGAAGGAAATTACCATGAAGGAGCGTCTACTCTTATCTCACAGGCAAAATCTGAAACTCAGGTTCTTAAGAGGAAGGGTTCTCCGACAATCAATGAGGATGGATCTTTATCATACAAATCTGTTAAAGAAGAGTACGTCGATAAGAATGGAAAACTTCAATTCCGAATGCAGAAGAGTACGAAGATGGCTGAAACAAAAGACGCCCGTACACTTTCTTCAGGTACCCCCCAGGAAGAAGCTTATGCCGACTATGCAAATTCTATGAAGTCTTTAGCTAACCAGGCTCGTAGGGAGATGATAAGTACAGGCAAAATTGCTTACTCTGCTTCTGCTAAGGCAACGTATTCTGAAGAAGTAAAGTCTTTAAATGCTAAGCTTGATTTAGCTTTAGCGAATGCTCCTAGAGAGAGACAGGCTCAGACAATGGCAAATGCTACTGTTGCGGCTAAGAGAAAAGACAATCCGGATATGACGAAAGCCGAAGTTAAGAAGGCTAGTCAGCAGGCTCTGGCACAGGCAAGAAGTTCTGTAGGAGCTAAGAGATCTAACATCGAAATTACGGATAAAGAATGGGAAGCCATCCAGGCCGGAGCAATTTCTGAGAATAAGCTTACGCAAATTCTGAATAACACGAATACCGATACTATTCGTCAGAGAGCGACTCCTCGTGCAAGCACTGCTCTGAGTACAGCTAAGCAGAATCGTATCGCTGCGCTTAGCGCATCTGGCTACAGCACTTCAGAGATTGCGGAAGCCCTTGGGGTTTCTTCTTCGACAGTTTCAAAGTATTTGAATGGAAAGGAGTGAACTAAGTAAGATGAGATTTGCACTTACAACTTTTGATAATCCTTATGATCCGTTTGAACAGTTCACTCAATGGTTCATGTTCGATGAAGAAAAAGGTTATCACACAACTGCTTACCTTGGTCGAATCGCTCGAACATCAGATCAGTTATCGGATGAAGAGAACAACAAGGAAGTAGAGCGAGCTATTGATGAGATAATCCGTTATGATTTCCAGAACATCTATCGGAAGGTTACAAGTAAATCAGAAACAAATGAACATAAAGAAAAAGCTTCTTAAAAATGATTTCATCGGCATATTAAAAGCCGAAATCACCAGTACATGATTAAAAGGGGTATAGGGGGGTGTCTAAAAAACATACCCCCACCCATATCGCGGCGGTCTTTAAAATTTCCCCGGAGGGCATTTTTAGGGAGCCTTTTCAGCTGTTCCAGTGTTTACAAGGGTCTATAACTCATGATATTTGACAACGGTTTCTGTGGGATCGGCTCAAAGTTAGTTCTCCTTTCGTTGAGTAGCATTGTCATGATTTGTAGGTCCTTTTAAATACTGGAAAGTATGCGAAAACTATCACAGAAGTAACGAACAACTAAATGGAAGGAGGCATCAACTTTGAGGAAAGCAAAGCAATCCGAGTCTTCTAGGATGATGCGTCCAGCATTAACGCCAGAAGCGAGAGAAAATCAGCTTGTTTCATTGGCAGTTGACTTGGCTGAAAAGCAGTTACGAGAGGGAACCGCTTCGTCGCAGGTGATTACTCACTATTTGAAGCTCGGTTCAACGAAAGAAAGAATTGAAAAAGAGATTTTGGAAAAACAGAAAGAACTGATAGAGGCGAAGACTCAGAATCTGAAATCTATTGAAAATTCTGAAAAGCTGTATGCAGATGCACTAAAAGCATTTCGTGGTTATAGCGGTCATGGAGACGAGGTGGATGATGCTTAGATGTTATTCGGAACTCTTGCATCTTCCAACCTTTAAGGAACGATACGAGTATCTTCGTTTGGATGGAGTAGTTGGCGAAGAGACATTTGGATTTGATAGGTACCTTAATCAGATATTTTACAATTCTCAAGAATGGAAGAATATTCGGAGAAAAATTATTATTCGCGATAATGGGTGCGATCTTGGATTGGATGGTTATGAGATTCGTGGAAAGATTCTTATTCATCATATGAACCCAATAAGGCAGCAGGACATACTATTGCGGACTGATTTAGTTCTGAATCCAGAGTATCTGATTGCAACAACTTTATCAACCCACAATGCTATACATTATGGAGATGAGAAACTACTTTTAACAGTTCCAAATGAACGACGGAAAAATGACACATGCCCATGGAGGCATTAGGAGGGAAAATTATGGAAGGAAATAAGAAGCCACTTATGGGTGTTGTGGTAAATTGTATGAATTTGAACATTCGCAAAGATCCGACGCAGGAATCCAGATCATTAGATATTATCAGTTCGGATACAGCTGTGACAATTTGCGACAATGAGCCTGTTTCTGGTTTTTATAAAGTTAAGACTGGGGACGGTATCAGCGGGTATTGTATGAGCGAGTTTATAAAACTCTGTTAGATGGAGGTGCGATCATGAACATTACAGATAGTGTACTGACATCAATCAAGAAATTACTCGGAATCGCAGAGGAGTATGAACATTTCGATGCGGATTTGATCATGCACATCAATTCTGTGTTCTCGATTCTTACACAGCTTGGTGTCGGTCCATCCAAAGGCTTCATGATCGAAGATAAGAGTGCAACATGGAAAGATTTCATTTCTGATGAATCCAAATACATGCTTGTCAAATCTTATATGCATTTGAAGGTCAAACTTCTTTTCGATCCGCCGCTTAGTTCGGCAGTGCTGGAGTGTTATAAAACACAAATCAGCGAGTACGAATGGCGTTTAAATGTTGCTGCGGAAAACGATGATACCGATCCGGATGAGCCTGAGCATTATTCCGGATCATATGAAGTTACACCAAAGGCGCATCAGACTCAGACCTTGGATACGTCTGGAAAAGTGCTTAGTGAAGACCTCGTGATTCATGAAGTTCCGTATTACCAGACATCTAATGCCAGTGGAGGTGTTACCAGTTACATCGCAAAGGAGGGAGATTCAAAATGAATAACACCTATTTAGCACACCATGGAATTCTTGGAATGAAATGGGGAGTTCGAAGATCAGAGGCACAGCTTGCCAGAGCCAGGGGACATTCTTCCAAATCTTCAGACGATAAGAATGAGGTATCAGCACGTAAGGTTGCTGTTAAGAATCGGCGAACAATGTCCGATGCCGATCTGAAGAAAAGGATTGAGAGACTTAAATTAGAACGCGAGTTTAAGAATCTTACAGAAGACGACATTGCGCCTGGTAGAAAGTATGTTTCAGAAATTCTTTCCGCATCTGGAAAGAAAGCGTTGACTATGGCTGCGGCCGGAGCAATGACCTATGCTGTCAAGACCGCAATGACAAAAGAATTCAATCTTAAAGAGGCTGCACAGTACATCGCTGCAAACCCGAATAAGAAGAAGTAGGAGAAGAAAATAATGGCGTTATCGAACACTGCCGTCCCGAAATACTACGGCATGTTTCGTGATGCCGTAATTCGTGGCGAAATTCCGGTATGCCGAGAAATCGAGATGGAGATGAACCGAATCGATGATCTCATTGCAAATCCTGGAATTTATTACGACGATCAAGCAGTAGAGGGGTTTATCAGTTATTGCGAGAATGAGCTTACTTTAACTGACGGTTCAGATTTGAAACTGCTTGACACATTTAAAGTTTGGGCTGAGCAGATTTTCGGCTGGTACTATTTTGTTGAGAGAAGTGTATACGAACCTTATGAAGATGGCCATGGTGGACATTACGTCACCAAGTCTATCCGAAAAAGATTAGTTAATAAGCAATATCTCATAGTGGCCAGAGGCGCTGCAAAGTCAATGTATGGTTCATGCTTGCAGAATTTCTTCTTAAATGTTGATGTCACAACGACGCATCAGATAACCACAGCTCCGACGATGAAGCAGGCAGAAGAGGTGTTGTCCCCGATTCGAACCGCTATTACCAGATCAAGAGGACCTTTCTATAAGTTCCTCACAGAAGGATCGTTGCAGAACACGACAGGATCAAAGGCGAATAGAATGAAATTGGCATCCACTAAGAAAGGAATTGAAAACTTCCTTACTGGATCGCTTCTTGAAATTCGTCCAATGAGAATCGACAAACTTCAGGGACTTCAGCTTAAAGTGGCGACGGTTGACGAGTGGCTTTCTGGAGACATTCGAGAAGATGTAATCGGAGCAATCGAACAGGGTGCGTCTAAGGTCAACGACTACCTTATCGTTGCAATCAGTTCAGAGGGTACTGTCCGTAACGGTGCAGGTGATACAATCAAAATGGAATTGATGGACATTCTAAAAGGGGATTATGTCAATCCGCACGTATCGATTTGGTGGTATAAGCTGGATTCTATTGACGAAGTTGCCGATCCGGATAAATGGTTGAAAGCAAATCCGAACCTGGGAAAGACTGTTTCTTATGAAACATATCAGCTGGACGTTGAGAGAGCAGAAAAGGCGCCGGCAGCCCGAAACGATATTTTGGCTAAGCGATTCGGACTTCCTATGGAGGGATACACCTATTACTTTACATATGAAGAAACTCTTCCACATCGCCATCGAGATTATTGGCAGATGCCATGTTCTTTAGGAGCCGATCTATCCCAAGGTGATGATTTCTGCGCGTTTACATTTCTATTCCCATTGGCAAATGGATCGTTCGGTGTGAAAACCAGAAACTATATTACGTCATCAACTCTTATGAAACTCCCAGCCGCGATGAGAATTAAATATGATCAGTTTATGAAAGAAGGTAGTCTTATTGTGATGGAAGGAACAGTTCTTGATATGACCGATGTGTATGAGGATCTGGATAACCATATCATAGAATGCGGTTACGATGTTCGATGCTTTGGATATGATCCATACAATGCAAAAGAATTTGTTGAACGTTGGGCAAGTGAAAATGGACCATTCGGAATCGAGAAAGTTATCCAGGGCGCAAAGACTGAATCCGTTCCTCTTGGAGAATTGAAGAAACTTTCTGAAGAGAGAATGCTTCTGTTTGATGAAGATCTGATGACATTTGCTATGGGAAACTGCATTACTCTGGAAGATACTAATGGAAATCGTAAATTGTTAAAAAAGCGATACGAGCAAAAAATCGATGCCGTAGCAGCAATGATGGATGCATACATTGCATTCAAGGCGAATCGGGAAGCATTCGAGTAGGGGGTATAAAGATGCCAATAGCAAAGTTAATTGATTGCTCTTCTGTATTACGACCCTGCACCATCAGAAAAATAGCTCATATCAAATCAAATGATAACTTGATGCATTATGGAATAAAGGGTATGAAATGGGGAGTTCGGAGGACGAAAGAACAATTAGCTCATGACAGAAGCTCTATCCAGGCAAGGATGAATAACAAGTTGCGAACACCTGTAAAAGCTTCAAACGGAATACTGGTTACACGTTTTTCAGATCATGCCCTTGATCGAACACAAACCGATTCGAGACCAGTAACGGTTGACGGAATTTTGGATGCATTGAAAAATCCGTTGAATCATGGTAGCATTAAAACAAAAACTGATAACCTTGGACGACCAAGTCAGCAGTTTATAGGGAAATCTGCGACAGTAGCAGTGAATCCTGAAAATGGAACCATAACAACTACTTGGTGTACAGGAAGCAGAACAAAGCGTAAATATTTAAAGAAAGGATGAGCATATGTTCAGTGAAGAAGAAATAGACCTTATGCGGTCGCTTGGATTGGACTGTGATTTTAATAGTTTATCTGAAGACGATAATCGTTGGGCAGACATAGAAGAAAAGGTTGGGAATTTTCTGACATTGAAGTGTTTGGATGAGCATTACAATCCTGATAATAATGGAATCATATGTGAATCCATACTAAACAAAATACCGGTGTAAAAGTACTGGGGACCTCTTAAGAAAAGGGGTCTTTTTTTTTTGTTCCCATTTTTAGGAGGTGAGAATTCAAAATGGATTTATCATTAAGTTTCAGGTTTAAAAATGCCTGGAATGCCTTTCGCAATAGAGCCCCTACCATGATGTCCCAGAATATCGGTTCGGGTTATTCATATCGTCCTGATCGTTTTCGACTTACCAGAGGAAACGAAAGATCAATAGTCACGTCCGTATACAATAGAATCGCTTTAGACGTAGCCGCCATCAACATTCAGCATGTTCAGTTGGATGATGAAGGGCGGTTTTTAAATGTTATAAAAAGCGGTTTAAACGAATGTTTGTCGTTGGAAGCCAATCTTGATCAGACTGGTAGGGCATTTATCCAAGATGTTGTTATGTCCATGATGGATGAAGGCTGTGTGGCAATCGTTCCGGTGGATACGGATGACGATCCAGACGATACCAAGGGATATCAGATTCTTTCAATGCGAGTTGGTCGTATTCGAGATTGGTACCCTCGTCATGTACGTGTTGAAGTGTATAACGAAAATACTGGACGAAAACAGGAAATCATAGTTCCGAAGGATACAGTTGCTATCGTAGAAAATCCATTGTATGCGGTTATCAATGAGCCAAACTCAACGATGCAAAGGCTTATTCGAAAATTGAATTTGTTGGATGCGGTTGATGAGCAGAGCAGTTCTGGAAAGTTGGATTTGATTATTCAGCTTCCATACGTAATTAAGTCTGAGGCAAGACGTCAGCAGGCAGAGCAGCGACGTAAAGATATTGAGCGACAGTTGTCCGGTTCTAAGTATGGTATTGCCTATACTGATGGGACAGAGAAAATCACGCAGTTGAATCGTTCTTTGGAAAACAATCTAATGAAGCAGATTGAATACTTAACGAGTATGCTTTACAGCCAGTTAGGAATCACTCAGAGCATCTTAGATGGTACCGCAGACGAGAAGACTATGCTGAATTATTACAATAGGACAATCGAGCCCATTATATCTGCAATCGTAGATGAAATGAAACGAAAATTCTTGACGAAAACTGCTAGATCTCAGAACAAGTCAATCATGTTCTTCCGAGATCCATTCAAGCTTGTGCCGGTAGCCGATCTTGCTGAAATTTCTGATAAATTTACCAGAAATGAAATCGCTACATCAAATGAAATTAGACAGGTAATTGGTTGGAAGCCATCTGCTGATCCTAAGGCTGATGAATTGAGAAACAGCAATTTAAGCGAGCCTGGTGGTTCCGTAACGGATGTGACAAATGGCAATGAAACAGACTCCAGCACCGATGATTATGATGCTCTGGTTAATGAAGTTCTTGACAGTATTTCTGCGCAGATTGATGACATCATCGGCAATTATACATCTGGCGATAGTGAGGAGGGAGATGATTCTTAATGGATGAACCTAAAGTAGCGGTTCTTAGACATTATGCATCGCCCTACTACGATCCTGAGAAAGCGCATGAATACTATATGCGCACCAGGGAGTTGAAAGGTCGTTCTACTACATCACTGAATGATGAGGGAAAGAAGATTTGGTCCTATACAAAAAATAATATCAAATCTGAAAAGGCTGCAAAGGTCAAAGAAGAGCAGGAGATTACGGAACTTCGTGAAAAAGCAGAAGCAACGAAGGAACAGATATCTTCTCGTTTGAAAGAACTGAATGAGGCCTTAACCCAAAATGCTTCCGATAGGAAGAAAAGCATCGATACTGACAAAGATTCTGATTTGGAAGAAATCGAAAAGGAATCATCTAGCGAGAAGGAACGAATCGATAATAAAAAGGATGCCGAAATCGAGCGTTTGATGGCAATAGAAATTCCATCAGGATTATCCAAGGCTGAGAGATCTAAGCGTGTTGCCGAAAGAACAGCAAAGATTGCAAAGCTTAGAAACGATGCAAAATCAGATAAAGCAAAAATCAGTAGCGATGCCAAAACGGACAAGGCTAGTGTTCGAACGGATGCGACAAACAAGAAAGCGAAAGTATCGTCCGATACCAAGGAAGAAAAAGCTGAGAACCAGGCTAATGCTAAAAGTGAAAGAGCAAAAGTTAGCTCCGAGCTAAAAGCAGCGGTTAAGTCAGTTAGAGAAGCTTACAAAGCGGCTAAAGCTGACCTCGATTCGTCATATGAACAAACCTATCAGGATGAATTTGACAAGATTCAGTCAGAGTACAAGAAGGTCAAGAAATCAAAGAAAAAGTCTTCCAGCTCATCAAAGAAGACATCGCATCCGTTATCGTACTATATCAGAAAATAGGAGGAAAATCAAAATGAAGTATGACTTTGGTGGCTGGGCCACTAGAAATGATCTTCAGTGTGCCGATGGAAGAGTCATTAAAAAAGACGCTTTCAAAGGGCAGAACGGGCAGACTGTCCCGTTAGTATGGATGCATAATCATGCCGATCCGGCGAACGTGCTTGGATTAGCTCATCTCGAAAATAGAGATGAAGGAGTTTATGCATTCTGTGAATTTAATGATACAGAATCAGGAAAGACTGCACGCGAACTTGTAAAACATGGTGACGTACAGTCTCTTTCTATCTTTGCCAATCAGCTTAAACAGGCAGGTCACGATGTTGTTCATGGCATTATTAGAGAGGTAAGTCTGGTGTTAGCCGGTGCCAATCCTGGAGCATTTATCGATGATGTGGTAATGCACGGGGACGGAGAAACAGGTATTATCCTTGGCTATGACGAAATGATCATGGGACAATTGGAGCATTCGGCAGATGAACCGGATAAAAAGCAGGAGGAAAAGGGCGGTTCTGATGATGAACCGGATAATGAAGAGAAAAAGGATGAGAAGGTTGAAACTATTGAAGATATCTTTAAATCCATGACTGAAAAACAGCAGACTGCCGTTTTTGCAATGATGACTGAGTTCGCAGGCAAAGAGGTTTCTAAAAAAGAAGATGATGAATCTAAAGGAGGAGATGACAATATGAAACACAATGTTTTTGACAACGACAGACGCGATGATAAGAATTTTCTGTCTCACGCAGCGCAGAAAGAAATTTTGGACTTAGCTAAGTCCAGCGGAGTCGGATCTTTAAAAGCTGCTATGGAAATCTACATGGATGAACATAGCTTACAGCATGACGGAATCAGCGGCTTTGTACAGTCCGGCACAGGCGACGTTACAACGCTGTTCCCTGAATATGTTGAAGCACATCCGGGGCGTACACCTGAACTTATCACAAACGATATTGGATGGGTTGACGCTATTATGGCGAAGACGCAGAAGATTCCGAATGGTCGCGTTCGTACTTCCCATGTAGATATTCGGAACATCGATTCCCTGTCTGCAAAAGGATATAAGAAGGGTAACGAGAAGAAGATTACTGGAAACTATGAACTGGTAAGACGTACTACTGATCCGCAGACCGTATACGTTACTTCCGAACTTCACCGCGATGATGTGGTAGATATCGAGGACTTTGATTACGTACAGTTCCAGTACGGAATTGATCAGATTTCTCTGAAGGAAACTTTAGCTGTTGCAACTATGATCGGCGATAGCCGGGAGAACAGCGATCCGGAGAAGATTTTCCCTGAACACATTCGTCCTGTCTGGACCGATGATGAGCTGTACACCATCCATAAGGATATTGATTTCGATGCAATGGCTAAAGAACTTCAGGGTAACAATACTGAGGATTATTTCGGAGAGAGCTTCATTTACGCAGAGGCCATGATCACCGCACTGCGTAAGGCTCGTAAGAATTTCCGCGGTACTGGTAAGCCTGATCTGTTTATCACAACGGATATGCACAATACTATGATTCTTGCAAGAGATCGTAATGGCCGTCGTATCTATGAGACTGATATTGAGCTTGCAGCAGCGCTCGGTGTTGATAAAATCTATGAAGTTACTCAGTTTGAGGACAAGATTCGTACCGACTCTACTGGTAAAAAGCATAAGCTTCACGCCATTTGTGTAAATATGGCCGATTATGGATATGGCGCATCCAAAGGCGGTGATGTAACTCATTTCACTGATTTCGATATTAAGTTTAACCAGCTTCAGTCCTTACTGGAGACTCGTAAGTCTGGTCAGCTTACCAGAATTAAATCTGCTATCGTTATCGAGGAGATCGTTACGACTTCCGATGATCATACAGCCTAAGTCTTAGAGGAGAAAATTCAAAATGAGTAAATTCTACGGGGCAATCGGTTATGCCGTAACAGAAGAGATTCGACCGGGTGTCTGGGGAGAGAAGATTACAGTTCATGACTACTACGGAGACGTTATTCGGAATACTCGACAGTATCAGAGTTCGGATAACCTCAACGACAATCTCAATGTGTCGAATGAGTTCAGCATCGTAGCCGATCCGTTTGCTTATGCGAATTTTCATTCGATGAGATTTATCGAGTATATGGGGGCTAAATGGAAAATTTCAAATGTTGAAGTTCAGTATCCCCGTTTAATATTGACCGTTGGAGGTGTTTACAATGAGCAGACGACTGAAACTGCATAATGCTTTATGCGACATCCTCTCGTGTCCAAACAAAGGACCAGAGTGTCGTGCTTATTTTCAACCACCGTCATCGGTAAAAATGAAATACCCCGCCATCGTTTACGCTCTCGACGATATCGAGAATACGTTTGCGAATAACGGGGTTTATTTGTCTGCGAGAAAGTATTCAGTAACAGTCATCGACAGCGATCCGGATAGTTCTCTCGTTGGCAAAGTAGCATCTATGCCGACAAGTCGATTCAATCGGCATTATACGAAAGACAACTTAAACCATGATGTCTTTGAAATATTCTTTTAAGGAGGACAAATTCTATGAAAAAGAAACTCGTTTGGGACAAGACTGGCGAGCGCTTGTATGAGACCGGTGTCAGCCAGGGCGTCCTTTACCCGATTCAGACCGGTGGCGTATATAACTCTGGTACCGCATGGAACGGTCTTAGCACCGTAACAGAGAGCCCGTCTGGAGCAGAACCTACTGCAATTTATGCAGACAACATCAAGTATCTGAACCTTATGTCCGCAGAGGAATTTGGCGGCACAATCGAAGCTTATATGGCACCGGATGAGTTCGCAGAGTGCGATGGTTCCAAAGAAATCGCCCCTGGAGTGTTTGCAGGACAGCAGAACCGTAAGATGTTCGGCTTATCTTACAAGACACTTCTCGGTAACGATGTTAATTCCAATGATTACGGCTATAAGCTTCATCTCGTTTATGGTTGCTTAGCTTCTCCTTCTGAGAAGGGTTATTCCACTGTAAATGACAGCCCGGAAGCTATTACCTTATCCTGGGAGTTCAGCACCACACCAGTCGAGATTGCAACCTTAATCGATGAAAAGAAGCTGAAGCCTACTTCTATTCTCACCTTCGATTCTACCAAGGTCGATGCTAAGAAACTGGCTGCTCTTGAAGAGATCCTGTATGGTAAAAATCCTTCTTCTGCCGAAGCAGACGATGGTGTTGAACCGAGACTTCCGCTTCCGGATGAAGTAATTAAGATTATGACCGCAGAAGGTTAATAAAAAATAATACACAAACCACAGACGGAGTCGTATTCAGGAAAGCTGGCGACTCCTTTTTATTTGAAAGGAGAACAAAATTATGTATGCAGTAACAAAGACTTATAAAGATTTTAATGGTGTTGAGCGCACCGAAACAAAGCTCTTCAACCTTACCGAAACAGAGGTTATGGAGATGGAATTGGGCACAGCTGGTGGAGTTGCTGAGATGCTTCAGCGCATCGTAGATGCAAAAGATCAGCCGACCATTATCAAGTTCTTTAAGGAATTTATCTTAAAGGCATACGGAGAGAAGAGTGCTGACGGCACATATTTCGAGAAGTCCGAAGAGATTTCCAGAAAGTTTGCCTGCACTCAGTTCTACAATCTTCTGTTTATGGAACTGGCTACAGATGACAGCAAAGCCGCTGAATTCGTAAACCATGTAATTCCGAAAGTTGTAGATATCAAGAAGCATTCGGAAAATCCGGAGATTGCTCCTGTGGTTGCCACCATGAACTAAAGAGGTGAGATTGAATGCTTGAACTTACGATACCAAGAACTGATCTGTGGGATGAGCGGAATCAGCGATTTATCCCTGTAAAGGAACAGAAGTTGCGTTTGGAGCATTCGCTCGTTTCACTTTCAAAATGGGAAAGTAAATGGTGCAAAGTCTTCTTATCTAAAGAGCAGAAGACCTATGAAGAAACCATTGACTATATATGCTGTATGACACTCACACAGAATGTTGACCCACTGGTCTATCGATGCATTACCAATTCTCACATTGATGCGGTAAACGCCTATATTGAAGAGCCTATGACGGCTTCGACTGTTAAGGAAGAAAAAGGTGGTCCAATAAACAGGCAGCAGATAACCAGTGAACTTATCTATTACTGGATGACCGCATATCATATTCCATTTGAGTGTCAGAAATGGCATTTGAATCGTTTGTTAATGCTTATCCGGATTTGCAATGCGGAAAATAAGCCCCCGAAGAAGAGAAGCAAACGAGATTTATACAGACATCATGCGGAAGTAAATGCCGCAAACAGAAAGAAATTTAATTCGAAAGGATAGTGATAAAAATGGCGAAATCAAGACAGGCCGTTGTTAATCTTGTCGAATCTTGGGATGGAAAGAAAGAATCGAACGGCTCACATAAAAGCATTATCGATTTATATAACGACTTCTTTGAGAAGATCTGCGCTGGCAAATTTCCTCGTGGCATTCGTATGCGCTATGACTGGGCTTGGTGCGCTTGCACCTGGTCTGCATTAGCGGCAGCTCTCCGATATGAGAGCATTATGCCTATGGAAATTTCCTGCTATTACCTCATTGAAGCGGCAAAGAAAATGGGATGTTGGCAGGAGAACGATGCTTATGTTCCGAGTCCTGGAGATGCGATTTTGTATGACTGGCAGGATAACGGATTCGGTGACAACTCTGGCAATCCGGATCATGTCGGTACCGTAATCGAGGTGCATAAGGAATCCGGTTACATGGTTATCGAAGAGGGCAACTACAGTAATGCGGTCAAGAAGAGAACGCTGTCTATTAACGGAAAATTTATCCGCGGCTTCATCACACCAAAGTACGACGACAATACTGTTGCCGCTCCTGGATTAAGCAAGGGTAAAGACATCAAAACCATCGCTCATGAGGTTATCGTTGGACTGTGGGGAAGCGGCGAGAATCGTAAGAAATTGCTTACTGAGTACGGATACAGCTACTCTGAAGTTCAGAAAATGGTTAATCAGATTCTGAATGGATCGGCGGTAACACCGTCCAACACCAAACAGGATCAGAACCAGTCCGTTTCGAAGAAAGTGGTGGCTACATGTTCTGCCAAGCAGTTTAACAAGGCCTATGCTGGTGAATACAAAACAACGGCCGTTCTTTATTGCCGTAATGATGCCGGAACCAATAAGAAAGCTCTTTGTAAAATCCCGGCTGGCACTAAGGTTAAATGCTATGGCTATTACACAATGGTAAACGGAGTTAAGTGGCTGTACATCCAGTTTGTACTTGACGGTGTGCAGTATACAGGCTTCTCGTCCAGTGCTTACTTAGCAAAGTAGGAGATTCATATGATCACGTTCAGACAAAAGGGTGATTTTTCTAAGCTGACTCGGTTCTTAGAGAGAGCAAAGGAATCAGTTCGTCTCGGTGACCTCGATAAGTATGGTCGAGAGGGCGTAGCCGCCCTTGCGTCTGCAACACCAGTTGATACAGGACGGACAGCAAATTCGTGGCATTACAAGATCGAGCAGAAGCAAGGTTCCGTATCGATCAGCTTTTACAACACAAATATTCAAAATGGAGTCCCTATTGCAGTTATTTTGCAGTACGGACATGCAACAAGAAACGGCGGCTGGGTACAGGGGCGAGACTACATCAATCCTGCTATCCAGCCTATTTTTGACAAAATTGCAGATGCGGCATGGAAGGAGGTTACTAAGCTATGAGTACAACTGTTGACGAACGTGTCGTCGAAATGCGGTTTGATAACAAACAGTTTGAACAGAATATTCAGACCAGTTTATCAAGCCTCGATAAGTTGAAGAAGAGCCTTAACCTCGAAGGGGCGGCGAAAGGCTTAGAAACCGTAAACGATGCCGCAAATAAATGCAGTGGGAATATGTCACCGCTGAGTAATGCAGTTGAGACTGTGCGAGTGCGATTTTCGGCATTGGAAGTGATGGCAATTACAGCTTTGCAGAACATTACCAACTCTGCACTTGCTGCTGGAAAAAATCTTGTCTCTGCTTTTATCATCGATCCGATTAAAACCGGTTTTGAGGAGTATGAGACCCAGATCAATGCCGTTCAGACAATTCTTGCAAATACCTCTTCAAAAGGCACAACTCTTGATCAGGTAAACAATGCGTTGGATGAACTAAACCATTATGCAGATATGACCATTTACAATTTTACGGAAATGACCCGTAACATTGGTACGTTCACTGCGGCTGGCGTAGATTTGGACACATCTGTAGCCGCTATCAAGGGTATTGCGAACCTTGCAGCCGTATCAGGTTCCAACTCTCAGCAGGCAAGTACCGCTATGTATCAGCTTTCACAGGCATTAGCGGCAGGAACAGTAAAATTACAGGACTGGAACTCAGTAGTAAACGCTGGTATGGGTGGTCAGGTATTCCAGGATGCGCTGAAAGAAACGGCTAAAGTTCATGGAATTGCCATTGATGAGATGATCAAAGATGAGGGCTCATTCAGAGAGACCCTTAGTAAAGGATGGCTTACCTCTGACATCTTGACTGAAACCTTGGCAAAATTTACAGGCGATCTCAACGAAGATCAGCTTCGGACCATGGGGTACGCTGATGATCAGATCAAATCTATCATGGAGATGGGTAAGACAGCGAATGATGCAGCGACAAAAGTAAAAACTTTTACCCAGTTATTCGACACATTGAAAGAGGCTGCCCAGTCCGGATGGACACAAAGCTGGGAAATTATCGTCGGCGACTTTGAAGAGGCGAAGGAATTACTTACTGAAGTGAGTGATACGTTCAGTGCCGTAATCAATGCTTCTGCCGATGCAAGAAATAAAATGCTTCAGGATTGGAAAGACCTTGGTGGTCGAACCATGATGATTGAAGCTGTAAAGAATGTTTTCGAGGGATTAGTTAGCGTTGTTAAGCCTGTCCGAGAGGCATTCCACGAAATCTTCCCTCCAATGACTGGAAAGCAGTTAGCCGATATCACAGAACGTGTTCGTGATCTGACAGCAAAATTCAAAATGGGGGAAGAGAGTTCAAAGAATCTGAAGAATACGTTTAAGGGCGTATTTGCAGTGCTTGATATCGTCGGACAAGCTTTCAAAGCTGTTGCCGGTGGTGTCGGCGAATTGATCGGTCTTTTCTTACCGGCTGGAAACGGGGTGTTATCACTTACCGGAAGCTTCGGTGAGTATCTTGTTAAGCTTGATGAAACTGTAAAGAAGACAGACGTCTTTGGCAAAGCAGTTTCGACTGTTGTTGATATCGTAAAGACAGCTATTACCTTTGTTAAAACTGCCGGAGAAAAAGTAAAAGAATTTGGAAAAGCTGCCGGGGAGAAGTTCGATTTCCCTGGATTTGAATTATTCCACTCATTCCTTGAACGAGTACATGATCGAATGGCTCAAATCGGTGATGGTGCTGGAAAAATGAAGAGCGGAGTCATTGTTGCTTTTGAGATGATGGGAGAAGCATTGGAAAAATGTAAATTTCTCAAAGTCATGGAAGCATTGTGGATAGCGGTAAAGGTAATTGCTGGCGGTATTGCCGATGCAGTCGGGACCATGATGGGAACACTTGCCGAGAAACTCGGAAATGCAGATTTCAGCGGAGTTCTTGACATTCTTAACAGCATTGCTGTAGGCGGAATTGCAGTATCAATTTCCAAATTCTTAAAGAGTGTAACAGAACCGCTTGAGGGGTTGAATGGCGTTCTCGAAGGAGTAACTGGAATTCTTGACGGTGTTAGAGGTTGCTTTGAAGCATACCAGACGAATCTTAAAGCTGGAACATTGCTTAAAATTGGTGCAGCAATCGCTTTGCTTGCTGGTTCTATCGTTGCAATTTCTCTGATCGATAGTGATAAACTGTCAGCTTCTCTTGGAGCTATCACAGTGCTCTTTGCTAATCTGCTCGGAGCGATGGCGATTTTCAATAAAATCAGCAGTGATACTGGAAAAGTATCCAAAGCATGCACAGCTATGATTGCCATGTCAGTTGCGGTATCTATTCTGGCAGGAGCTTTGAAGAAAGTTTCAGACCTTGATTGGGGCGAACTTGCGAGAGGCTTGGTTGGAATTGCTGGTCTTACGGCTATTGTTGTTGCATCATCCAAAGCCATGGCAAGTGGTCAGAAGCAGGTTATGAAAGGTGCCACCAGCTTAATCATATTTGGAGTGGCTATCAAAATCCTGGCGTCGGCATGTAAGGATTTATCAAGATTACAGTGGGATGAACTCGGACGTGGATTAACAGGAGTAGGAGTATTATTTGCTGAGATTGCTGTATTCCTTAGAGTTGCAAAATTCAACGGGAAAATGATCAGCACTGCAACTGGAATCGTTATTCTGTCGGCAGCAATGAAGGTTTTGGCGTCCGCTTGCAAAGACTTTGGTCAGATGGAGTGGAGCGAGATTGGAAAAGGATTAGCTGGAATCGGTGGATTACTTGCCGAACTTGCTGTCTTTACGAATTTGGCTGGAAATGCAAAACACGTAATGTCTACTGGCGTAGCCTTAATTGCTATTGGCGCTGCAATGAAAATCTTTGCTTCCGCTGTAAAAGATTTTGGTCAATTACAGTGGGATGAAATCGGCAGAGGTTTAACTGCTATGGGCGGCGCACTTGCAGAGGTAGCTATTGCTGTTAATCTGATGCCGAAGAACATGATCGGTATTGGAACTGGACTCGTTATCGTCGGCGGCGCACTTGAAATCATTGCAAACTGTATGAGTAAATTCGGAGGTATGCAGTGGGAAGAGATCGGTAGAGGTCTTACCGTCATGGGTGGGGCTTTAGCTGAGTTGGCTATCAGTCTCAATTTCATGAAAGGCACGCTTGGTGGATCAGCAGCATTGTTGGTTGCGTCCGGAGCCTTAGCTGTTCTTGCGCCGGTACTCAGTATTTTGGGAGCGTTATCGTGGGAAGCGATTGCGAAAGGACTTATTTCTATTGCCGGAGCATTCACAATTATCGGCGTAGCAGGCGCGGTACTTACACCATTGGTTCCGACTATTCTGGCATTATCGGGAGCGTTTGCATTGATTGGTGTTGGGGTTCTTACAATCGGAGCGGGTTTACTTGCAGCTGGCACAGGACTTTCGGCACTTGCTATCGGATTCACAGCGCTGGCAACTGCTGGTGCCGCTGGAGCGACTGCAATCGTAGCAGCACTGACAGTTATCGTTACTGGTATCGCTGGCTTAATTCCGGCTGTTCTTACAAAAGTCGGAGAAGGAATTATCGCAATCTGCAAAGTTATTGCTGCCGGAGCACCAGCTATTGGTGAAGCTGTAAAGGCAGTTGTCTTAACGCTGATCGATGTTTTCGTATCCTGTGTACCGCAGCTGGCAGACGGAGCTTTACAATTAGTGGTTGGTGTATTAGCAGCTCTGGTTACTTATACGCCTCAAATTGTAGATCTAGCTTTCAAATTCCTTATTGGAATTTTAGAGGGTATTGCTAGTAATCTGCCGTCACTGATTAAAGCTGGTGTCGATGTACTCGTAGCATTTTTCGCTGGTATCGTCGATGCACTGAGAGGAATCGATACTGGAGCTTTGCTAAAAGGAATTGCCGGAATCGGTCTGTTATCAGCTATTATGCTTGCTCTTAGTGCAACAGCATCGCTTGTTCCAGGAGCAATGGTTGGAATCCTTGGTATGGGTGCGGTTGTTGCTGAGATGGCGTTAGTGCTTGCGGCCGTCGGACTCTTATCGAAACTTCCAGGACTTTCTTGGCTTATCGGAGAAGGTGGAAAGCTTTTACAGGGAATCGGAACGGCAATCGGTCAGTTCGTTGGTGGAATCGTCGGCGGATTTATGAGCGGTGTGTCGAGTCAGTTCCCGCAAATTGGAGCTGATTTATCCGCTTTTATGAATAATGTTCAGCCGTTTTTACAGGGAGCTAGTCAGATTCAGCCATCTATGATGGACGGAGTAAAGGCATTAGCCGAGACTGTGCTTATTCTGACAGCGGCTGATATTTTACAGGGATTGACTTCTTGGCTTACAGGAGGATCGTCTTTATCTAAGTTCGGAGAGGAACTTGTACCGTTTGGCGAAGCTATGAGAGATTTCTCGTTAGCTATCGGAAACATGGACGGGGAAATCGTGGCAAATGCGGCGACAGCTGGCAAAGCATTAGCTGAAATGGCAGCCACAATTCCAAATACAGGCGGATTAGTGTCTTTCTTCGCAGGAGAAAATGACATGACTGCCTTTGGAAAGCAGCTTGTACCGTTTGGCGAAGCTATGAGACAGTTCGGGGATGCAATTACTGGACTCGATGCAAATGCCGTTACAGAAGCGGCAATCGCTGGCAAGGCCATGGCAGAGATGGCAACAACCATTCCAAATTCTGGTGGTGTCGTAGGATTCTTTGCTGGTGAAAACGATATGGGTGAGTTTGGAAAACAGCTTGTACCATTTGGCGAAGCAATGAAAGCATTTGGCGATGCGGTTCGTGGACTGGAAGCCGATGCAATCGTCAATTCTGCAACGGCGGGCAAGGCTTTAGTCGAGCTTGCTGATACTGTTCCCAATACAGGTGGCGTTGTAGCATTCTTTACTGGAAACAACGATGTTGATACTTTCGGTGAGAAACTTGTACCGTTCGGTGAAGCTATGAAGGCATATTCTGAAGCTATTATGGGTATGGACTCCGCGGCTATTACGAACTCAGCCACAGCTGGTAAAGCCCTAGTGGAGCTTGCCAACACCATTCCAAATACCGGAGGACTTGTAAGCTGGTTTACCGGTGACAACGATCTTGGTAGTTTTGGTGATAGTCTGGTTCAGTTCGGAAGTGGAATTAAGAGTTATTCGGATTCTATTTCTGGAATCGATACCGGAATCATGTCAAGTGTGATTACCCAGGTGAATCGACTTGTTGAAATGGCTAAAGGAATGGCGGAATTAGATACGAGTGGTATGAGTGGTTTTAGCACAGCACTGATTCAGCTTGGAAACAACGGTATCGACGGTTTCATCAATGCGTTTACAGATGCGAGCGGAAGAGTGACATCCGCCGCGACCTCTATGCTGACGACATTCATCAATGCGGCTAATGCTCAGAAAGGTAATCTGACATCTACGTTTACGACCATGATGCAGGCTGTACTTACGATTCTTACGAACTATCAAACCCAGTTCAATACTGCTGGCTCTACGTTGATGACAAAATTTATCAGCGGAATTAAATCTCAGGACGGAAATACCAAAACTGCAATTACCAACATTATTAGCGGTTGCATCACTGCAATCAATAATAAGCAGACTCAGTTCAATACTGCGGGTGCGAACCTCATGATCAAGCTTATTGCTGGAGTTAAATCGAAAGATTACGAAACCAGAAATGCGTTTGTAAACATCTTAAGTTCATGCCTTACAGCTATCGCGAACAAGTATCCGGAATTTCAAAATGCAGGAATGCAGTGCATGATTAAGTTCATCGCTGGTGTTAAGGAAAAAGCCGAAGAAGTAAAAACAGCTTTCACTGGCAATCTTAATGCTTCTGTAACAGCTATCCGGGATTATCATGATCAGTTTAAACAGGCTGGTGCTTACTTGGTGGAGGGATTTGCTGATGGAATCAGTGAGAATACGTACCGCGCGGAAGCTAAAGCCAGAGCAATGGCAAGGGCTGCGGCAGAAGCAGCAGAAGACGAACTGGACGAGCATTCACCTTCCAGAGTAGGATACCACATCGGTGATTTCTTTGGATTGGGATTCGTTAATGCCATCGGAACTTATGCGGTGAAGGCATATAATGCCAGTGCTGAAATGGCTGATTCGGCAAAAACAGGTCTCGGAAATGCAATCGCAAAGGTTAAGGATATGATCGACAACGGTGTTGATGGTCAGCCTATGATTCGACCGATTCTGGATCTGTCAGACGTTGAAGAGAAGAGTCATCGACTGAATACGATGTTCAGTAGATCGCAGGCTTTAACCGTCAGCACAGGAATTGCAGCAGCTCGTGGACGGAATCTTCAAAATGAAGATACTAATCCGAATACAGGTAACTCTTATAACTTTACACAGAATAACTATTCGCCTAAGGCACTGTCGAGAACAGAGATTTATCGGCAGACGAAGAATCAGTTCTCGGCGATGGAAAGGATGGTGGAAACTTGATTCGAGCAGTCACGTTTACGAACTATCTTGGCGATAGTATCCGACTTGATTTGGCGAGACCGGAGGAATCCGGTTTCATCATCAAGTCTGTAACTGGCTTGGGACCAGGAAAAGCGAACATCAATACGACGGAAATCGCTACAAACGATGGAAGTCTGTTCAATTCCTCAAGGATGCCGAGCCGAAACATTGTTATTTCTCTTGCGTATATGTGGAAGGATTCCATTGAAGACGTAAGACAGCTTTCATACAAGTATTTTCCTATTAAAAAGAAGCTCATCATGCTTATCGAAACCGATAACAGGCAGGCAGAGATTGAAGGGTATGTCGAATCAAACGACCCAACAATCTTCAGTAAAGACGAGGGTTCGGATATCTCAATCGTGTGTCCGAATCCTTTCTTTTACTCTGCCGGAAAAGACGGAATCAACACAACCATCTTCTATGGTGTAGAGGCACTGTTCGAGTTTCCTTTCAGTAATGAATCTCTTAAGGACCCGTTACTAGAAATGGGAGAAATCAAAAATGAAACAGAGCAGGTGGTTGTATATAATGGCGACGCTGAAATCGGAGTGACTATTACGATTCACGCAATCGGTGAAGCCAGCAATATTACGATCTACAATACCGGTACTCGTGAAGTAATGCGGATCGATACCGATAAATTGGAGAAATTCACTGGCTCTGGAATTATAGCAGGTGATGAAATCATTATCTGCACCGTAAAAGGAAACAAGTCGATTACGCTTCTTAGGAACGGAAAGACTACAAACATCTTGAACTGCCTGGATAAAAACGCTGATTGGTTCCAGCTTGCGAAGGGCGACAACATCTTTGCTTATACGGCTGAGTACGGAAGTACAAATTTACAGTTTAAGATTGAGAACCGTATAGTCTACGAGGGGGTATAAGCACTATGGATGTGACAATTTTAAACACCAACCTAGATGCTGTCTCTATTGTGGATACGTACGAGTCCTTCATCTGGACAGATCGGTATTACGCTTACGGTGACTTTGAACTGTATGAAGCAATGCGAGAGGGTCTTCTTGACTGCATCAAACAGGATTACTATTTGCAGAGCAAGGAATCTGAACATGTGATGATCGTGGAGAAAATCCAGATTACTTCAGATACCGAAGACGGTAACCATGTAACGGTTACTGGGCGTTCATTAGAATCTATCCTCGACAGGCGAATCGTCTGGGGACAGAAACTATTAAGCGGAAATCTTCAAAATGGAATAAAAACACTGCTCAACGAGAATGTAATTTCTCCGTCAGACAGCAATCGAAAAATTCCAAACTTTATTTTAAAAGAATCAACCGATCCAGCAATTACAAAGTTGAAACTGGAAGCTCAGTACACGGGAGATAACCTGTATGATGTCATCCAGAAAATTTGCGAGGAGCAGGGTATCGGTTTCAAGATCACTCTGAATGATGAAAAGCAGTTCGTATTTGAGTTGTATGCCGGTTCAGATAGATCATACGATCAGACGGAGAATCCCTACGTTATATTTTCACCGAAATTCGAGAACATCATCAATAGTAACTACATCGAATCTAAAGCTTCGTTGAAGACAGTGACCTTGGTTGGTGGAGAAGGTGAGGGCGCCGATCGAAGATATACTACGGTTGGTGGTGGCTCTGGTTTGAATCGCAGAGAATTGTTTACGGACGCTCGTGACATTTCTTCAAATGTTGGAAGTGATGATGCGTTGACCGATGCCGAGTATATGGCACAGTTGCAGCAAAGAGGAAAAGAAAAGCTTGCTGAAAATGTGAGCATTACCTCATTCGAGGGAGAAACAGAAACAACTATCATGTTCCAGTATGGAAAAGATTTCTTTAACGGGGACATTGTACAGATTGCGAACGAATACGGACACGAGACAAAAGCTCGTATTCTTGAAATTGTTCGTTCAGAAGATAAGGACGGTTATTCCGTCTATCCGACTTTTAAGACTATAGAACAGGAAGGAGCGTGATGAAGAAGTGAGTGTAACATTTGGATTTTATAATTCAAAAGAAGGAGATCGGCGCTACGATGCTATTCAGATGTCCAGCATTTTCGATGGAATCATTCAGGACGGAATATTGCAGCATGTCGGAACTGCAATGGTTGTAAAAGAATCGGAAGCAATGATTATCAACGTTGGTGTCGGACGAGCCTGGTTCAATCACACTTGGACGTTGAATGACGCTCTGTTACCGTTAGTAGTTCCACAGTCCGAGATTCTGCTGAACCGATATGATGCAGTTGTGCTTGAAGTGGATTCGAGAGAGGCCGTCAGAGCAAATGACATCAAAATTATTAAAGGAACCCCAGCATCGAATCCAACGAAACCTACGATGGTGAAGACAAATGATCGCTGGCAATATCCGCTGGCGTATATTTATGTCGGCGCCGGAGTTACTTCTATTCGACAGGCAAACATCACGAACTGCGTTGGAACTTCAGAGTGTCCATTCGTAACGGCTCCATTGGACAAGGTCGAAATCGATGATTTGATTGCTCAATGGCAGGACCAGTGGAAAGAGTTCTACGAAAAGCAGACTACTGATATGGAAGAAACAAATAAGTTTTGGAAAGAGCAGTGGTCTACCTGGTTTCTGGCACAGACTGAGGAGATTCAGTCTGCATATTTGACATGGGAAGCTCAGTGGAACCTTTGGTACTCGGAGCATACAGCAGATATGGAAGCCACAAGAACCTATTGGAAAGAAAAATGGGAGGCGTGGTTCAACGAATACACAAGCATCAATACTGCGGAAATGGCTGACTGGAAACAGAAGTCAGAAACAGAATTTCGAGAATGGTTTGATCAGTTACAGGCACTGTTAGATGGCAATACGGCGGCAAGCCTTGCTAAGAAGCTGCTGGAATTGCAGGAGCAGGTAGATATTCTTAACCAGTTCAGTTCCAACCTTGAAAACGAATACACGGTATATCAGAAGCTTTATGACAATGGATACCGTACTTACGGAGACGTGCTCGATTCTTCGGACGCACCCATTACTGACAGCAATTTGGATACGGTCATTGGACGTACATATTCCAGTGATCTTCTCCGTGACAGCAATGGCAATGTTATCGAAGGTCGGGCTATTTTTGTCATCAAATAAAGGAGGATTCATTAAATGAAAATCACAGACTACGAAAAGGTCCAGGCGTTAGCAGCAAGTAATATTTTCCTGCTTGACGGACCTAACGGGACAAAGACCATTGCGGCAGATGCTTTAGCAAAGGCGTTAATCGGTCTTTTAAGTTCCAAAGATTTTATCGGAGGAGTAAATCTTTCCGAACTCACCCAGATCAACGAGCTGGTATCCGGTAACAAATTACTCGTCGGGACTACGGACGGAAATAAGGCTATTGCAGCTGAAGACGCACTCTTTGCTATGCTTGATGGCTTTGCTCCGGTGGAGCTTCGCCGGGTACTCTTCAGAGGCAAGAATCTTGGTACGGCATTGACCGCAGTACAGAAAGCCGCTATTAAGGATGGTTCCTTTAAGGGAATGTTCCTTGGCGACTATTGGAGTATCGGAGGTCGTATTTGGCGTATTGTCGATATGGATTACTGGTACAACTGCGGTGATACTGCATTTACCAGCCATCACCTTGTTATCATGCCGGATGAGGCGCTTTACAATGCACAGATGAATACTACCAATATTACAACCGGTGGATACGTTGGTTCTGAGATGTATAAAAAGAACCTGGCGAACGCAAAGACAATCGTCAATGCGGCTTTCCAGGGTTCTGTTCTTACTCACAGAGAATACCTGTGCAATGCGGTTGCAAACGGAAAACCGTCCGGTGGAGCATGGTTTGATTCCAGTATTGAGCTCCCGAATGAACCTATGATGTATGGGCATCTTCATTTCAGTCCGACTTCTGACGGTTCTACTGTTCCGAGCATCTACACAATCAGCAAGACTCAGCTGGCGTTGTTCATGGTGTGCCCTAAATTCATCGTAAACAGATCTTACAACCAGTGGTTAAGAGACGTCGTTTCTTCGGCTTACTTTGCCTTTGTGGACCACTTTGGCCATACGAACTGCTACCTCGCTTCGGACTCTTTTGGGGTTCGTCCGGTCTTCCCGGTTGGTTAATTAAAATCGCGGGGCCTTGTGCCCCGTTTATATTTTTGAAAGGAGCTTCTAATCATGGAAGAAAAAATCTATAAAATTACCCTCGGTAATGGAACTGAGATTTCCAATCTTAAGTTGAACGGAAACAATTTCATTTCTGCAGAAAAGATCGAGGAATCCGTATTTGCAGATAACTGCTCTCCGGTTACTATCAGCGACGGAACAACTGAGACTGTTCATCCAAACATGGAACTGGTTCAGATCGTTGAGCAGGTTCCCGGGGAATACTGGTTTGTCCTTAGAGATATTTCTGAGGAGGAATTTGCCAGAACCAAAATGCAGTCTGACATCGCCTACATTGCAATGATGTCCAATGTAGAGCTTTAAGAAGGGAGATCACCATGGAACATAGCAAGAATTACAGTAAAGTAAAGCTTTGGCACAGCATGAAAATGTGGAATGAGACCAGAGTTCGTAATGCGGTGAAGATGGGCTGGATCACCAAAGAGGAGTTCGCCGAGATCACTGGTAAAGATTACGAATGAGTGTTCTGTTAGGCGACAGGAAAGAGTCAAAATTCGAAGCGATTACGTACTCAATCGAGTTGCATGATATGCTGATACTCCTTATGCAAAGGGGATTTGGTGTTAAGGATGTGGACAGCTTTGTTCGGAAGAAGTATGCGTATGGAGAAATTTCGGAAGAAAACTTTGCTAAGTACAGAGAACTGATGCGGAGTTTCAAATCGAAAGTAAATCAGTGTGCTTCCTTAATAACGAGCAATGTTAGAGCGGCAAATACCATTTACCCACGGTCAATGCACGAGTACGAGACCAGGAGAGATTACCAGAATGCGGCCATTGTAAATTGCGAGCAGCTCATTAACGAGTTGCAGCGGGTTGTTGAAATATTCGATGTAGATCTGAATTTATACAACCGGTATGTTAAAGCTATCGACCGAGAAATCGGATTGATAAAAAGGTGGCGTCAAAGAGACATGGCGATTAAGTCGCGGTTAGAAAAAGGGTAACATCTAAAAATTGCGTCGTTTCTTCGGCTTACTTTGCCAATGTGAACAACAATGGCAATACGAACTACAACAACGCTTCGAACTCTAATGGAGTTCGTCCGGATTCTTCGATTAACCAACGAAGAAGGAGATGCTATCCGTTCCGCAAGGATAAATAATAAAGCCTAATACAATTTACTACGGTAAGTATTGTTATAACGGTGAATAGGTTATGAACTACGAGGAGATTGTCTGTGACGCCAATAACTTGTATAGGGCTTATAAGGTCTCTGTGAAGAGCAGCAAGTGGAAAGAATCGACGCAAAAATTTATGATGAATTTCCTGCGGTACATATTCGAAATCCAAGATGATCTAATAAATCGGACACTTCAAAATGGACCGACACAGGAATTCGAGCTGCACGAAAGAGGCCGGATAAGACCTATTACAAGCATTCAAATCCGCGATCGTATCGTCCGACATTCTCTGTGCGATGAGGTTTTACTTCCAGAAGTTAGGAAACATATTATCTATGATAACTGCGCATCTATCAAGGGGCGCGGAATTTCACAACAGAGAAAACGATTCGAAATCCATCTCCACAAATACTACCAATTATACGGAAATGACGGTTATATTCTATTCGGTGACTTTTCAAAGTTCTATGACAATATTATCCATGAGATTGCCAAACGAGAATTGTTGAAGCTGTTCAATGACGATGAGTTTATTGACTGGCTTTTAACGTTGATATTTAAGGGCTTCCAGATCGATGTTTCATACATGTCTGACGAGGAATACGAGGCCTGTATGACCGATACTTTCAATAAACTGGAGTATCGGAACATTCCAAAAGAGAAGCTCACTGGCGAAAAGTGGATGGAGAAGTCTGTCAATATTGGAGATCAGCTTTCGCAAGTCATTGGAATTTACTATCCATATCCTATTGACAATTACGTCAAGTATGTACGTCAGCAGAAATTTTATGGAAGGTATATGGACGATTGGTACATCATGAATCCCAGTAAAGAAGAGCTTGAAGAGTTGCTCGAAAACGTCTGTAAAATTGCAGCTGAACTGGGAATCCATATCAATCGTAAGAAAACTAGAATCGTTAAGATTTCGAGCAAATATAAATTCCTGCAAATCAAGTACACACTTACAGATACTGGTAAAGTCATCAAACGAATAAATCCGGATCGAGTTACTGCCATGCGTAGAAAACTCAAGAAACTTGCCGTTAAGGTTGGACATGAAGAAGCGGATTACGACAATGTCGAGAACATGTTTCGCGGTTGGATGGGAGGTCATTATAAGCTCTTATCCAGAGAACAACGAAAGAATTTAATACAGCTTTACGAAGACCTATTTAGTAAGAAAATCACAATAGTCAACAAGAAGCTGATTGTTTCTGATAGGTCTGCATGATTGCACATAAAGAAGGAGGAAACGATGGAACCATGGTTTCAGGTTGTGCTTACGATCTTTAGCTCAGTTCTTGCATCTTCTGGGCTGTGGGCCTATTTGCAAAAGAAAAGCGAGCAAAAAGATGTTAAAACAGAGATGCTTATTGGATTGGCACATGACAGGATCATGTATCTTGGAATGTCGTATATTGACCGTGGGTGTGTAACCCAGGATGAATATGAAAATCTGAGGGTATATCTCTACGAACCCTACGAACGTATGGGCGGGAACGGTTCAGCGAAGCGAATTATGCAGGAGGTGGACAAACTCCCGATTCATAAATTTATAGAGAAGGAGGAAGAGCACAATGAGCATGAGTAACAAGACATACGACATCCTTAAGTGGATTGCTATGTATCTGCTTCCGGCTGCTGGTACATTATACTTTGCACTGGCCGGAATCTGGAGTCTCCCGTATGGAGAGCAGGTGGTCGGAACCATCACTGCGGTTGATACTTTCCTTGGTGTTATCCTTGGAATCAGTACATCCCAGTACAACAAGACTGCTGATAAAGAAAAATAATGAAAGTGTCATGGAGGACTAAACATTATGGCGAATCTGAATGTAAACAAAGTCATTTATGGGGGGGATGTCCTTATCGATCTTACTGGCGATTCCGTCAGTGCAGATAAGATCCTCAAAGGTATTACTGCTCACGATAAGAGCGGTGCAAAGATCACAGGTACCTGTACTTTCGACAGCGATACTTCCGAGGATACTGCGGCTGTCGCAGAGATTCTCGTAGGAAAGACTGCGCACGCCCGTGGAAGTAAACTTACAGGTACTATGAAGAACAACGGTGCGGTTAAAGGTACCATCTCAACGGTTGCTGGAGAATATACAGTACCGCAAGGCTATCATGACGGTTCTGGTAAGGTGTCTATTGATGCCACTGAACAGGCAAAGCTTATTGCTACTAATATTCGTGAGGGTGTGACGATTCTTGGCGTTGAAGGTGCTATGTCTGGTTCTGAGGATATGAAGCCGCAGAGCAAGGAGGTAACACCATCCAAAGAAGCTCAGACGATTATGCCGGATGAAGAGTACAACTGCTTATCTCAGGTTACAGTTAAGGCAATCCCGTATGTAGAAACCGACAACGCTGCCGGAGGGAAGACTGTTACGATCGGATAAGGAGGTTTTGTCAAATGGCTGCGAATAAAGTCGTATTCGGCAATAAAGTTTTGATCGACCTTACCGGCGATACTGTTACGGAAGAAGCTTTGTTGAGGGGCTATACAGCACACAAAGCAGATGGTACAATTATTACCGGAACGGCTTTCGCAGGATATCCTAACGAGTTCGTGTTCTTAGATAACATCGAAGACTCAAGCGGAAACCCAATCAAAGACAGTTCCGGTAAAACAATTCAGGGACAAACCATCTATCGTAAAGCCCGCAACTCGGTTCTTTTGGATTCTACGGGTGATGTGATTGAAGACGGTTTTGAATAGTAGATAGAGGTTGTTAAGTTTGTGTGGGTGTCGTTTATTTCTCGATTATTCCTACATTTGAACCCTCTAGGTACTATAAATGCTGGATAGTTTGTTTCCAAATATAGAAACTTGTTAGGTGGCTTATACCGAGAAAATCCGGTAAAATCAAGGAATTATGAAGCGGTTAAGAGTAGTAAAAAGTGGGAAAATGTAGGTAATTCATACATTATTCCTGCACTACTCCTATACCGCTATTTCTATATTTGAGCGTCAAATACAAGTCATTTTATTTTTTCTATTTCAGTTCTGAGCCATTCAAATTCTCTGGCTGTATACACCTTTTCGGTGATATCTGAAATCTTATGTCCGACCATATATTTGATAGCGTATTCATCGACTTTAGCATCTTTGCATTTGGTTACGAAATGCTTTCTGCCGTCGTGAGGTCTATGATCCGGGTTGAGTTTAAGCTCGTCCCGAATGCGATTGAATATTTTGCTATACCGATTGTATGTCAACTTGGTATTCTTACCGCGGCGATCTTCATCTGTATAATTGAAAAGATATTTGCTCCCAAGTTGCTCAGCCTCTTCGTATGATTCGGAAACCAAGTCCCTTATCCGAGGATGAATCGGTACAACTCTGTTTTCACCAGCATCGGTTTTAATTCCACCTTTAAATGTCCAGTTCGATAAATCAACATCTGCTAATTCTATCAGACCTAACTCCTGGGGTCTCCATCCAGAATAGCATTGAATAATCACGAACTCAATCCCATATTTATATCCGAGATTCTTCCACAGAAGAGCCATCTCATCATCAGAGAATGGAATGTGTTCTTTCTTGACAGTCTGTATTTCTTTAATGGTATCGTCTGTAAGCTTGAATGTTCTCGAATAGTTCCGATCTACAAGTTCGTATTCAACAGCATAGTCGAGCATCTGATTGAAGAGCGTCTTTATCTTATTCTTCATTGATGCGCTTGGTGTCTGCTCTTGGCCTCTTACGGTAGCAACACCTTCTTCCATGCAGCCTTTTATGTGCCTTGCTCGAACATCCATGACTCGCATATCGTAAACAGCAGAGCAGTATTGCCAAGCCGATGTAGTAGCTCTGGCGCTGTCGTCGCTCTTCAGAGTCTTGAAATATTCCGGTGTCCATTTGTCGTACAGTTCCTTGACTGTGATAGACGGTTCCAGGTCATACGGATTCTTATTAAATTCCACAAGAGCTGTGTATGCATCATTGTATGTTGGAAAGTATGACTCCGGTTTCAACGGCTTACATATTGGTTTGCCATTCTTGTCTTTTCCAACCGTAACCATTGCACGGAAAGGGTTCCTTAAATTTCTACCTTTAATCTCACTTATTTGACCGAAACCGTTTGGAAGCCGCCGCCTGCGCTTATTTGGTTTACGAGACGATTTGGGTTTTGCGTCTGGTTTCAGTGGGTATCCACAATGCGGACAGGTATTTGCTTTATCGCTTACCTGTAAGTCGCACTCCGGGCATTGTATCAGCATATTAAATCCCTCCTCATGATAATGAACCGAGATTTTATGTTTGATTGTTGATTTATCGTTAGTAATCATATATCATGGTGTAGGAATTGTCAACTCCTACACTAAACTTTTTATATTTTAACCTAGGATAGAAAGGGTTAGGTATATGATCAGTAACAATACATCAACCTGCCAGGACTGCGGTGGAAAATTGAAGTACTATGACAAAGTTAGAAGAATTGTACGGACGAAAGGTCGTGTGAGCAAATGGGTGAATGTTCCGAGGTATCAATGCTCCGAATGCGGATGTATACATCGGTATCTCCCAGATTATATTTACCCATACAAGCAATACGAATCGGAAATAATAGCCGGTGTTATAGAGGGACTGATCACTTGCGAGACTTTTGGATATGAAGATTATCCATGTGAGATGACTATGATACGTTGGAAGGCGCATAAATCGCAACTGCTTTTATGAATAGAATACATATTTACGGAGGTGCGATATGAGCGTAGAAGAAAGACATCTGCTGAATAAAATTCGATTTTTCGAGGATATGCTTTTGAGAAGTAAGGATTATCGTCAGCAGGAAAACATCGGAAAGGAATTGACTGTAATGCGTATTCGGTTACAGAAACTAAGATTTAACAAAATGAGAACAGGGGCTTAGCAAAGCCTCTTTCTTTTTGCTCATATCCACCGAGGTTGTTTTTACTAAAAGCCGTTCCTAACCTAGAATAGTCGTTGAAAGGAGGTAGCAGCCAATGAATGAAAATGAATTTGCAACGGGTTCAGTTCCGGTAATGGTTGCAGCAAGAATTTATGGCAAAGATGCATCCTGGGTTAGGGCTGGCATTATATCTGGATGGTTACCAATCGGAAAAGCTACAAGGAATGGTCAACTGGTGACAAAAATCGAGGACATGAATTCTAAGTACGGACGCATCAATTTTTATATTTCACCAAAGCGTTTGTATGAGGAGACAGGCTATGTATGGAAAGGGGAGAAGCGCTGATGGGAACAACAATACGTCCGGAGCTATCTGAAAAGAATCCTTATTGGATAGAAAAACACCGTTACTACGAGCTGAAGCATTTTTGTCTTCAGTATCCAATCTGGAGAAAAGCTTATTCGGTTCTTGATGGGTACGCTAATCCGCCGAAAGATTTAGCGTCGTTCGTAGTAACCAGTACGCTTGGAGATCCAACTGCAAAATGTGCCATGGCTAAGACCTATTATTCAGAGCGTACAGATATGGTCGAGAGGGTTGCAGAGCAGACGGATCGAGAACTGGCAGAGTATATTTTAAAAGCCGTAACAGAAGGATGGTCCTATGACATTCTCAAAGCTAGATTAGAAATTCCGTGCTGTAAGGATGTCTACTACGAATTGTACAGACGATTCTTCTGGTTACTTAACAAGGAGCGGAAATGATATGAAGATTGTTGATAGAGCTGTGAAGAAGGTATACCGATTTAACTGTCCAAATTGTCAGAGCAGGCTCGAAGGTGAGAGCAAGGAGTTCGAAGATATCGGCGGTAAGATTAGCAAATTCTTTTGCCCTGTATGCAAGAAGGATCGTTATATCACCTGGTCTGATCTTAGAAAGAAAACGGTTTATGAGGGCGAGAATACGCAATAATTACAACTCCCTTTATGAAAAGAACATATTTTAGGAGGATTGTGATATGAAACAGAAAATCAACATTAAGAAATTTATTGACAAGCATTCTGAGGCTATTGCAGTTACAGTTTCTGGCGTAGCAATAATTGTGGCTTTTACATTAGGTCATAAGATAGGGCGGCACGTTGGAGAAGCAGATTGCAATCGGTTATGGAATGAGGCATGTGATGCAGCTGGTGTTGATAGAATGATGCTTTACAACGCAATAACTGAAAAATGGACCAAAATTAGAAACGAGGATTGAGCCAGCAATGGCTCTTTCTTTTTATCCTAGGTTAGATACCGTACGTAGGTTACTGTAAAACATGCTATTTTGATATTTGAAAAATTGCCGGATGGTAATTTTCAGAAAATCATTTTTGGAAGGAGGAACAGCGGTGAGCTTAATAATTGGAATATTGATTGGAATAATAGCAGGAGTACTATTATCGCGATTTATATTCAGAGAAAGGCCAGTTGGTTCGCTTAGGGTCGATGAATCAGATCCAGATAGCGGACCTTATTTATTTCTCGAGTTAGATCGTTCCGGTGCGGATGCAATTTATAAACAGCGTTACGTACGGCTGCGAGTAGAGTTGAAAAACTATATTTCGCATAAATAACACTCTCTATTATGGAATGAACCTAATAATTATTTGAAAGGAGAACAAAATGGAAGAAAAAAACATCGAAGAATTATTAAATGAGGAGATTGCAGCACAGATCGAGGCTTTATCTGATTTGCAGTCCGGAAGCAAAGAAAAATCAACAGCGATTGATGATTTGACGAAGCTTTACAAGCTGAGAATCGAAGAGAACAAGAGCGTGTGGGATGCTGATGAAAAGTACAATCGGCGTATTATGGACGGAGAGTCCGTTACGAAAGATAGCGACTTCAAAGAGCGGCAGATCGCAGAGCAGGTTAAGGATCGATATTTCAGAGTTGGTATTGCAGCGGCAGAATTATTGATTCCGTTGATGTGTTATGGCATCTGGATGAACAAAGGATTTAAGTTTGAAGAAACTGGAACTTTCACATCTTCAACATTCAAAGGGTTAATCAACCGTTTTAGACCTACGAAGAAATAGAGAGGAAATTCCGAAACGTTGGGGACGTGTGTAACGCATGTCCTCTTCGTTTTTCTCGTAAAAAATGCAAGGGCTATTATGAGAGAATAAAGCTTTATCTCTTGAACTACAGACAACAGCTTGTATACTATATGGTATAGGAGCTGGACAGTACGAAAGGAGATATTTAGCTATGAGTATTTTTAACGAGGAGCAGATTAAAGCAATGTTCAGCAGAGAGTATATCTGTCATGAGTGTGGGCATTTAATGGAGTTCGAGGATGAGTGGGAAGATACACTGGTGTGTCCCCACTGCGGCCACAGTATAGATTTAGATGATTACGGCTGTGAAAGTGATGACGAATATGAGAACTTATACCCAACAAGAGAAGAAGTATTGGGCATTGCAGATGATGATTCCGAGGAAGATTCAGACGATTAAAAACATAAGCTAAGTGGAAGAGGGTCTTAGAGAAATCCAAGGCTCTTTTCTTTTTGCTATGAGGGGATAGAAATGCGGTACCATTACAAAAAGCCAGACATCTATTTATCGATGTATGGGGAACTTTATATTTGCAATCATCCTGTATATGATCGCTGCACACTATTCACGATAGGGAATAAAGGGTTGGCGGTGATCCAGCAACGATTTAATGCAGACACAAAAAGTACATATTGGACAGAGGTCGATTCGTGGCTGACGGACTCTTTATATTTACATCCAAAGTTCAAGGAATATTTTGATGGCCGGTCTGGAGAGTGTACGGACGGATTATACCCAACAGTCACGATTAGACAAATTATGTGGGCGTTGAAAATGAAGCCAATACAGCGTCAACGATGGGAAACATGTTTCGATAGACGTGAGATTTGAACGCATTTTTTACAAAGACTTTTATGGAAAAGGAACTAAATAATTTCACATAAAGGAGAAAGAAAAATGATTGAAACTTATGTATCTATTGGAAAAGTAACTGATTATGCGATTGGCGTTCTTAAGTATTTCGCTACGGCAAGTTCGATTTTACTGATTAGTATTATCGGAGCTTTGGTGGCATGGATATTTTGGAGCGCGGTTGGCATGATTGTTGCCATCGTAGGTATAGTAGTAGCAACTATTGTGCTGACCTTAGGGATTTATGAGTTACATATCCAAAAGAGACGGAGACGCTAACAACGTCTCTTCTTTTTCGCTAAAATAACAGTTCCTTTTATGAAAAACTGAAGCTTTGAAAGGAGTAAAAGGAGCATGGATGAAATGAGAATAGTATCGAAATTCACGAGAGGAATTATTTCCAAAGCAATAAAGATGATAATACGCAAGAAGACTGGATACAACATTGATATTCTGTTGAACGAGGCTATTACCACGGTAAGCGATGTGAAGACACATCTTCACCTGGATGTAGATGCAGAACTCGATAAAGATGAGCTGATGAGCATCTTAAAGAGCATTGGTTTGAATTAACCGAGAGGGGCGCATACAACGCCTCTTTCTTTTTACTTCGCAAAATTTACAAGGCATATTATGAGAGACAGTAGCTCAGTTGGGAGAGCGCGAGACGATTAAAGTCCCGAAGTCGATGGTTCGAGTCCATCCTGTTTCTCTTTTATTTTTGCAGAAAGGAGAGAATGAATGTCTATCGAACAACTTGACTTATTGTTATGCGATACGTATCAGATGGATGCGTGGTTTCCATTCGGTTGGAAATGGAAGAAAGAGCTTGAAAAATCGAGCTATTCGGTATGGGCTATTGATGAGTTGAAAAGATACATCGTCGGTAGACTTTATCCAAAGAAGTCTGGATCGATTGAGGATTTCATCATATTTGTTGGTGACTTCCGGCGAATGATGAATTGGTTTTCAAAAATCAATCCAGACAACAATTTTATGTTTTCAGTAGCAGTGGGCATATCCACAGATGTCCTAGATTTATTACATGCTATGAAATAAAAACGAAAGGAGAACATGATGAAGAAACCAAATCTTCAAAGACTCGCTCAGAGGTCAAAAATCTATCTGAGAAAAGCATCACCGACAATATTGTCTGGGCTTGGTGCGGCTGGTGTTATTGTAACATCGGTATTGGCTGTACGTGCGACACCGAAAGCTCTTCGTAAAATTAGAGCCGACAGCAAGGCAAATCACGATGGTGATCCGGAGGCTTATAGCAAGCTCGAAGCTGTTAAATCAGCATGGGTCTGCTATATTCCGGCAGCAATCAGTGGAACAGCAACAATATTCTGTATATTTGGAGCGAACGTATTGAATAAACATCAACAGGCGGCACTCACCAGTGCTTATGCATTACTGAATGATTCCTATAACAATTATAAGGATAAGCTGAAGGAATTGTACGGCGAAGAGGCTCACCGGAAAATCATTGATGCTATTGCCGCTGAAAAGGCTAAAGATGTGTATATCACAGCCGACGGCATTTGTGAATCAACCTCCCTGTCTTTCGATGAGCGCAATCCAGATGATATGCGCCTATTTTATGACACTTTTTCAAGGAGATATTTCGAGAGCACGATTGCGCAGGTGTTAGAAGCCGAGTATCACTTGAACCGGAATTGGAGCCTTGGCGGCGATGTCTGTGTGAACGACTTCTATAATTTCCTTGGAATTGAACCTATAGATGGCGGTGATTATTTAAGCTGGTTTTATGAAGATGGAATCAGCTGGATAGATTTCAACCATCGGAAAACTGTGCTGGAAGACGGTCTTGAGGTTTATATGGTGGATATTGTATATACCCCGAGGATGGACGATGAACCATTCGCATAAATCACAAGCTGTATTATGAAAGGAGAGTGTCATTATGAACAATAAAAGTAAATGGATCAAGGCTATTGGAGTAGCAGCAACCGTGATTGGTGTAGGTGTAAACCTCATTACCGATTGGGTGAATGAACAAAAAATGGACGAGAAAATTGAAGAAAAGGTCAGTGAAGCACTTGCCCGGAGAGACAAAGATGAAGCGGAGGAGTCCTAACAAGACTCTTTCGCTTTTTCTTTTGGAGGAGACAAATGGAATCACCGACTGAAAGAGCCATTTATACTGTCCGTTATGCTATTGCAACAATGCCTGTGGTTCAGCGTGGATATAACTTTGAGCAGGCGAGTTATATGAGATGGGCTGGAAGAGAAGTGTTAATACGACTCTGCAAACACCCAGAGATACCACCGCTGATTGTGATTGAATCGTTTCGAGATGAATGTGATTCGTATTCATGTGTGAATCCACGAACAAGTTATGTTTTTTCTTGCGCGAAAGATATGCTTGAGTGGATTATTGACCTGCTAATTTCGTAGTTACCAAATAAAAATTTTTATATTCTGAAAGGAGAACGTACTATGTGTACAAGAGAAATGACATTAGGAGAAGAAATTATCAATCTGGCTGGAAAGGGAATCGATATTCCAACAGTAGAGAGGATGTATAGAAAATACATCGGTCTTGACGAAAAAAGAAAATTGGATGGGGTATATATGGTTGATTTACAGCCTATATTCGGCAGAGGTCATACGGCTCGTTATTGTCGAGCTGATGTTGAGGCAACCTTGAATTTATTTAGAGATACAGTACATAATCCGTATTCTATCCTTCCGGCAGACATTAAAGTTGGCGATAAAATGATGGTTCCTTTAGGAAAGCTCGGAAACTTTACAGCAACGGTTCAGAAAGTTACGAACGATAAGGTGTTATTCATTTTCGACGATTATGTTGCCAAACGCCCGATGAATGAAGATGGTGGCAATGCTGGCGGATATTCTCAGTCCGATCTGAAAAAGTGGATAAATACCGAGTTGTACAATATGTTTCCTGCGGTTCTTAAGCAGAGAATGACCGGTTTATCTATCCCGACTCTGGGAGAGATTTGCGGTTGGGACGATGAGTGGGATCGAAGCCACATCGAAGCAGATGGGGACGAACAGCTTCCTCTCATGAAACAGAGACGAAACCGCGTTGCCTATTACAAGAATGATTGTGAGTGGGGCTGGCTCCGAAATGCTACCAAGAAGGAATTTTCTTCGGCTTACTTTGCCGGTGTGTACGCCTATGGCGATACGGCCTACACCAGCGCTTCGGGCTCTTTTGGGGTTCGTCCGGAATTCTGG